ATCGCCCGCTACCTCACCGTCGCAGGCGCCCACGTCGACATCTGGTACGACACCGGCACCCTCCGCACCCGGTGCAGCGGCGAGCACTGCTCCTGGACCGTGCACAAGTCGACCCGCGTCTTCTACACCGACTCCGCCGAGGAGCGCGACGAGAAGATCGCCGCCGCTGTCCCCGCGCTCCAGCCCGACGCCCAGTCCCACGCGGAGAAGTGCCGCGCGATGCCCCGACCGGCGGCGACCGCATGAGCGAGCCGAACTTCCAGGACCGCTTCTTCCTGGCGGCGGAACAGGTGTACGCGCAGATCGAACGCGGCGAAGTCCCCGGCGGCGACGTCGAGGCCGCGCTCATGCAAGCCCACGCCGACGCGAGCAGCGACGACCAGCAGTAACCCACCAGCCGCCGGGCCCCGCGACATTCCCCCCGCGGGGCCCGGCCCATCTCCCGGGAGCTACGCCATGGCACGCCGCCCCAACCACCTGCTCCGCAACCTGCTCATCACCAGCCTGATCATCCTCGCCGCCATGAACCAGCACGCCACCGAGCACCTGGTCCAGATCGGCATCGAACTGCTCCTCGCCATCGTCCAAGGCGCAGCCGACGGAGCCGCAGCCCACCCCGGAGCAGCCGCCCTCCTCGCCGGCGCCGCCTACGTCGCGCATCAGATCCGCACCCACCGCCCGCATACCGCCCACGCCTGACCGCCACCCCGGAGGCAACCGCCATGGCCCGCCCGTTCCACCGCCCGACCCGCACCGTGACCGAGGTCGTCCACGGCGTGCCCGTCGAGTACGACGTGCCCGACACCACCCCGATGCCGCGGCTCCCGTTCAACCTCGACTCGATGCTGCGCCGCATCCTCTTCGCGTTCGCCGTCGCCATGACCGCCGTCGCCATCGTCTGGGGCACCGTCGCCATCGGCGGCATGCTCGCCCTCCTCGCCCCCGCATGGGCCGCGTACCTCGTCGCCGGAGTCTTCGACGCAGGATGGGCCGCCTGCCTGATCGCCGAGTGGATCCTCCGCTACGACAGCAAGCGCGCCGACATCCCCGTGAAGGCCGGCGTCGCGATGCTCGCCGTGTCGATGACCGCGATCATCCTCGACGGGCACCGCCACGACGCGCTCCTCGTCGGCATCGTCGGCGCGCTCGTCTCCGCCGCGGCGAAGGGCGTGTGGGCGATCGGCATGCACACCATCCGGATCAAGCTTGACCCGAAGTACGAGGCGTACCTCCGCACCCTGCAGCAGCAGGCCGGGACCGAACAGGCCCTCGCGCTCGGCGAGCGGGACCGGATGCTCACCGCGGACCGAACCGTCCGTCTCCGCCTCGCCCTGGAAGCCCGCCACCCCACGCTGCCGGACGTTGTCCAGGACAGTCCGGACACCCTGTCCGGGCGTCCGGACGCCGATCCGGACGACGAGCCCGAAGACGACACAGAAGAGCCCGCGACCAGCCCGGACGAGCGTCCGGACCCGCTCAAGGAGATCGCGGACAAGGCGGCCGGCCCGTCCGAACTCGTCCGCTCCCTCGCAGCCCAAGGCATCCGCGAGGACCTCCTCCTCCAGGAAGCCGCCCGGCTGCGCCCCGACCTCAACCAGGACAGCGTCCGCCGCATCGCCCAGCGCGGCCAGTACCTGTAAGCCGCCCGCCCTGGCCCCCGCCCACCAGCGGGGGCCGCGCCGTCTCCGGAGCCAGCCAGTGAAGGTCAGCCGCGCCGACATCGCCACCAGCCTCACCGTCCCCAGCATCGTCACCGGGGCCGCCCTCATCGCCGAATGGCAGTACGGAACCCACGCCGCCGTCGCCGAGTTCGTCACCGCCCTGGCCACCGGGAAGCTCGCCTTCGTCAGCTTCGCCCGCAAGTGGTCACCGCCACTGTCCTGGGGCGCCCTCGCGATGGCCGGCGCGTTCACGCAGGCAGGCGTCACCACCGTCGGAGGCGTCGGGCCCACCGCCTTCGCGTGGCTGGTCTCCGCGGCCACCGCTGTCGCTGCCCGCCTGGTGTACAAGCACCACACCCGCCACGACGACATGCGCCTGAACATGGAGGCCGTGAAGCTCCAGACGGCGCTTGTCGGCCAGCAGATCCGGCAGCAGCAGCTCGCCAAGCTCACCGTCCCGGACCTTGTCCCGGCCGGTCCGGACCTGTCCGGACGCACCGTCGAGGAGCAGCAGCTCCGCACCGCCGTGTGGGAGACGCTGAAGACGGAGCTCGCCGGGTGCCTCATCGAGGCCACGGACGTCGGCTGGCGGGCCGTCATCGACTGCCCCGCGTCCCTCGACCGGGCCACGCTGCGCACTCGCTGGCCGAAGGTGGCCGGAGCGCTGCGTGTCGACGGGGCGTTCCACCTCGACGACGGGCCGCTCACCAGCCAGTTGGTGGTGAACTACGTCGACGGCGACCCCCTCGACACGGCGGTGCCTTACGAGTCGGAGCGTGGCGCCACGTTTCTCGACCCGGTCGTCGTGTCCCGGGACGAGTTCGGACAGCCCGTCGCGATCGAGATGGCCTACTCCCACACCCTGATCGCCGGATCCAGCAAGTTCGGTAAGTCGACGCTGGTCAGGCTGCTCGCGATCCGTCTCGCCGGGCGTCCGGACACTGTCCTGTACGGGGTGGACATGAAGCCCGGCAGTCCCGAGCTCTCCCCGATGCGGCCCATCCTGCAAGATCTCGCCTCCACCCCCGAGGAGGCGCACGCGCTGATGGACTGGATGCGGCAGGAGCTGGACGAGCGCGGCGCCATCCTGGCTGAGGACGAGGCCCAGGAGTGGATCCCCGCCCGGCACGGCCGGCCCGCGGTGTACGTCATCGTCGACGAGCATGCCGAGTTGGTGCGGCAGGGCGACAAGGGGCGGAAGAAGGGCGAGCGGATCTCGGACAAGGTGGAGTCGTTCCTCGCTTTGAACAGGGCGTATGGCATTCACATGATCTCCGCGACGCAGCAGCCGTCGTCCGGGGTGTTCGGCGGGAAGACCGACGCCCGCGGGAACTACGCCAACCGGATCAGCACCCGCATGAACGACCGGGCTCACGCCATGTTCGTGTTCGGGCGCGCCTCCGGCTACAACCCCGGCGACCTCACCAAGCCCGGCGAGATCCTCGTCAACACCCCCGACTACGCGCGGCCGTTCCGGTCCCGGGTGCAGTGGCTGCGCGGCGAGGACTTCCGCCGCGAGGTCGCCCGCCTGGCCCGGGAGACGGCGAAGGCCCCGGTGGGGAAGCGGCTCATCCTCCCCGCGGCCGGCGGCACTCAGCAGGAGAAGGTCCGCAACGCGCTCGCCAAGTACGGCAACGTGACCCGCCGGGAGTTGGAGCAGGCGACCGGGCTGGAGGAGCGGCAGGTGCTGAAGGCCCTCGACGGGCTGAAGCCGGACGTGGAACGGACGGACGCGGGGACGTGGCGTCTGGTTCCTCAGAGCGCGTGGGAGGCGCAGGCGGTATCTGTCTCCCTGGATGGGTGAAAGCGCAGGTCAGGCAGCATTTCGCGGGGGTCCCGTTCGGGGTCCCGGCGTTGCCGTGTCAGGGTCCCGTCGCGGGCGCTGCGTTGGACCCGGTTGGGGACCCCGTTCGGGTGGCTGTTTCCCGCGTTCCGGGCGTCCCTGTCGGTGGCCGGCGCTAGCATCCCCGCCACACACTGTCCTGGGGGGACCATGCGCCACACCACCACCGCACTACTGCTCACCGCCGGACTGCTGCTCACCGGATGCGGGAGCAGCAGCAGCGACGACAAGCCGACGCCGACCATCACGGTCACGAAGACACCCGCACTGTCCGCCACTCAGCAGCGGGCCGCGTGCGTGAACGCATGGGCGGACGCGATCGACGCGGGAGCCAGCTCGGACGACACGCCGTCAGTGTGCAAGGGACTGGCGGACAGTGCCCAACTCGATGCGTACATGGCGGGGCTGAGCAAGCGAAACCGGCGGGCGCAGGCGTCGTTCAAGGCGTGCACGGACGATCCGGCGTCGTGTCCGACTGAGCCGTGATCTGACGCACAGAGGCCCCGCTCCCGGGATGGGGCGGGGCCTTCGTCATCCGGTGGGCTACTCGACGGCTGTTCGTACAGCCGCTCGCACCGAGTCGGCTGCCCACTTGATGCCGTTCGCGTCGATCACCTCGGCGATGTACAGGACTTGGATCAGGGCCCGGTTGGCGCGGTCGAGCCGGTCACGTAGGGCATCGCTCGCTGCGTCGGCGTCACCCAGTTCGCGGGCGAGGATCTCGGCAAGGTCAGCGCTCATGTGGTGGGCTCCTCACCCGGGCGCACCAGACCCGCGACCGGGAACAGGCCGGGGAACGGGCGACCGCCGGGCCGGACGCGCTGCCTCGGTTCCAGCGGCGGTTGCGCCTCGGCGGTGAGCACGAGGTGTTCCGCGTCCAGGTACAGGGTGTCGACGGGGCTCGGCTGCTCGCTCATGGCGTGGTCTCCTCGTCTTCCGGCGCCTGCCACGCCCCGCAGCCCTCGCAGAACGCGGCGCCGTCCTTGTCGTACATGACCTCGCCCTGCCCGGCCGGGCAGTCGTAGTGCCACAAGCGGCCCGCGTCGGGGTTCCAGTCGGTGGGCCCGTAGTACGAGCGGAGTTCGGCGACCTCGTGTGGCACGCGCTCGCTCATGCGTTGTTCCCCTCGCTGCTCACCGGGCGCTCCGCTTTAGCCCTTCGCTTCGGGGCTGGCTTGGCTGGTGACGGAGGGGCTCCTGCGTCCCCCGTCCCCTTGTGCGGACAGGCTCGCAGCTGGTCCTCACGCATGTGCCACGTCCGGCCGCAGTACTTGCACTCCACCCACCACAACTCGCCCTCACCGCCCGGGTGATCCTCCAGCGCCCGCAGGTTCTTCGTGCCCAGCGTCCGAACCCGCACCGCCAGGAGCGCGTCCAAGTACCGCTGGGCCGAGGCCTCGTCGGCGCGCCGCTGCTTGTGCTGGCACGGCTTCAGCTTGGGGTCCGGGCGGAGCCGCTGCTGCTCGCCGCACTCGACGCATTCCAGCAGCCACCGCAGGTTGACCCGTCCGGGGTACGGCTCTAAGGCCCGGTACCCGGCGGCTTGGATGCGCTCCGTGGCGAGGGTCTCGCCAGCGCTGCTCATGCGGTGGTCCCCCCTGAGAGTTGACGCCCTTCAGCAATCAGGCGCCTGACGGTCTCTCGGCTGTAGCCAGTGGCTTCGATGATGTCCTTCTGCGGCATGTGGTCGGCGGCCTTTGCGAGATCCCGTGCGCGTGCGCGTTCCGCTTCGGCGACCGCCTCGTCGTAGGTCTGTCGGATCTTGGTGACGTCGTCTCGGGTGACCATGCCCCCAGTATGCCTCACGAACTAGGCCTAGCCTAGTTGACATGCCTCACGGGTTAGGCCTAGTCTATGAGGCATAGCGAACGCCGCACCACGAGGGGGATCCCGATGAACGCCAAGGCCCGCACCCGCCGCAACACCCTCCGCACCGCCACCCACACCACCAAAGCCCTCGGCTACCGCACCCTCTCCGGCATCATCGGCGCCCTCGTCGAGTCGGGCCGGCTCATCAAGACCGGGGACTTCCTGGACCGCATCGGCGGCGGCGACCTCCCCGACGGCAAGAAGAGCTGGTTCGGCCGCCACGCCAAGAAGGCGTACATCGCCGCCAACGGCACCGAACCCCTGCGGGTCTGGGCGCAGCACCGCACCACCGGCAAGTGGATCCACGTCCACGTCTACGGCCCCATCGACGAAGCCCTCTACGCCGGCCTCAACTCGTACAAGGGCACCCGCCACCTGCTCGCCTCCAACTACACGGAGGCTGCCTGAACCAACTTCACGGCGCAGCAGACGAACCAGACCACCAGCCAGACCCGCAAGGAGCCGTCCATGTCCGCCCGCCTCTGTTGGACCTGCAAGCAGCCCGCCACCCACACGCTCACTCGCGCCGGTTCCATCTCCCTCGACGCGTGCGACAACTGCACCCGCATCGACCGCGCCGAGGCTGAGCGTCTGGGGTGGACCATCGAGGCGATCATCAGGCACCGCGCCAGCCAGTCCGAGAAGACAGTGCAGAAGATGGCCGCCAAGCTCACCGACGAGGCCCTGTGCCTCGCCTGGATGGCCACCGAGGGCAAGCCCGTCACCCAGGAACTCGCCATTGTGCGCGGCTGGATGATGGATGAGCTGAACGAGCGCCTCGGCGACGACCTGTTCGACGAGTGGCTGATGACCGTCGACGACGACGGCAACGGCGTCAACCCGCTCGCCTTCCTCGCGACAGCCCGCTGTGGTCGCTAAGAACCGGCCCGCGTTTGTGGAGCTTGAGCCGGAAGGCGTGACAGTTGATGAGCTGTGGCGCCTTACCGGCTTCGTTCGATGCGCCGACTGCGCCTACCTGGTCCACACCGAGACCTTGACCACCCTGCCCGAACATCGCTGTACCCAGCGGCAAGCGCGCCGCCAGGCCAATCCCTAACGGAGGACTTCTGCATGCGTGACGACGACTACATCGAGCCCTGCGGTGAATCCGGCTGCTACTGCCACTGCGCCAGCCAGCACGGCCCATGTGGATGCGAATGCCCCCGCGACCCGGGGACCGGTGAACTCACCGACGACGAATAAGGCATGCCAGGGAAGCCTGACCGCACCCCTGCACAGCTGAGGGGCTCGACCGCCACCCGGTCGAGCCCCTCCACCGCGTGCGCACCACCGCCACCCAGTTGCACACGCCGTTACCATCAGACCATGACTACCGGTAACGAGCCACCCGTACCGGCCGAGCCGGACGGCTCGGGCCCGGAAACACCGCAGGCCCGCCAGCGAGACGGGCGCGGGCGTTTCACCCGCAGCATCAAAACCGCCCGCCGCGACGCCGCCGCAGCCGACTACCTCGCCGACCACCCCGGCACCAGCTACCGCCAACTCGCCGAACTCTTCGGCTACTACGACCACAAAGACGCCCGACTCGGCATCGACCAAGCCAAAGCCGACGTCGCCCGGCCGGCCGTCACCAAACTCATCGCCACCGAGTCCGAGGAACTGGACGTCCTGTACGCCGAAGCGTGCGCGATCCTCCAGCGCAACCACGTCACCGTCTCCCACGGACGGATCGTGATGTGGCGCAACCCCGACACCGGGCAGGAAGAACCACTCCCCGACGACGGCCCCAAGCTCCAAGCCATCCGCGTAGCGCTCGACGTGCGCAAGGCATACCAAGACCTGTGGGGACTCAAGCAGCCCAACAAGATCGAACACTCCGGCGGCGTGAAGTACGAGGTCGTCGGCGTTGATCCTGCGGACCTCACTTGAGGAGGCAACTGCCCCTGGTTTCCCGGCGGTTGACCTGCGGAAACGATAGAATCAGGGGCAACAGAAAACCCCGGCGAGTGCTACCAACACTCCCGGGGCGCGGCCGATCTACTGAGGAGATCGACATGGCCAAGCGTACTTGCAGTGTGCCCGAATGCGGCAGGCGCCATTACGGGAAGAGTTACTGCACAGCCCACTACAAGCGGTGGAAGGCCACAGGCATCGCGGGCCCGGCTGAGATCGCGCAGCCCCAAGCCGCTCCGCGTCAACGCGCATGCACCAGCGAGGGGTGCAAGAAGCCGCTGAAATGCCGCGGCTTGTGCGAGATGCACTACGGCCGACTGCGCCGCAGCGGGCTTCCGGACCTCCCACAATCCGCGCTCATCTGTTCCGTCGAAGACTGCGGGCGCAAGCACAACACGGGCGGCTATTGCTACACGCACTACGCCCGGGTCAAGCGCACCGGCTCCATCGGAGATCCAGCGATCCGGGAGCACGTGTCCACCGTTATCCGCGATGCCCAAGGCAGGAAGCAGTGCAGACTCTGCCGAGAATGGAAGACCCTCGACAACTATCACGGGTCAAAGAACTGCGCGGACGGGCTCAACCCTCGCTGCAGGCGCTGCATGCGCAACCGGAAGCTAGTCGAGAACTTTGGGATCACGCTCGTTGACTACGAGGCACGCGCTGCGGCGCAGGGAGGCGCCTGCGCCATCTGCGGCGACAAGCCTGCCGTGCTTCACGTCGACCACGATCACGCATGCTGCCCCGGAAAAGGGAAGAGTTGCGGGAACTGCCTCCGCGCCCTCACGTGCGGCAACTGCAACACGGCCATCGGTCTGATGCGAGACGCTCCTGAGCGGCTGGAAGCTGCGGCTGCTTATCTCAGGCGGTATGCGCGTGAGTGAGACAGTCCATCGGTACGAGCCTTGGGGCGCGGCGCTGGAGTTGATGCGGTGCCGCGCCCCCGAGGTGCTCCTGAGCGGGCCGGCAGGCACGGGGAAGAGCCGGGCGTGCCTGGAGAAGCTGCACCTCATGGCGCTCGCCAACAAGGGAATGCGCGGGCTCATCGTCCGCAAGACCCGCGAGTCTCTCGGGTCCACGGCGCTGGTCACGTACCGAGAGCATGTGGCAAAGGAGGCGCTGGCCACCGGGATCGTTTCGTTCTACGGAGGATCGGCGGAGGAGCCGCCGCAGTATCGGTACTCGAACGGTTCACGGATCATGATCGGCGGGATGGACAAGCCGACCAAGATCATGTCCTCGGAGTACGACGCGGTTTACGTGCAGGAAGCCATCGAGCTGACCACCACGGACTGGGAGAACATCACCACCCGCTTGCGCAACGGCGTCATCTCGTTCCAACAACTGATCGCCGACTGCAACCCGGACAAGCCCGATCATTGGCTGCACCAACGCTGCATCGGCGGCCGCACAAAGATGATCAAGTGCCGCCATGAGGACAATCCCGTCCTGTACAACGCCGACGGCACCCTGACCGAGCGCGGCAAGGACTACATCAACAAGCTCGACGCACTCACAGGCGTCCGGTTCAAACGACTGCGTCATGGTCAATGGGTTGCGGCTGAAGGCCAGGTCTACGAGAACTTCGACCCCACCGTTCACCTCATCGACCCGATCAACATCCCCGCCGGGTGGACCAGGTGGCTCTCCATCGACTTCGGGTACACCGCACCTTTCGCCGCCCTGTGGTGGGCCGAAGACGGGGACGGCCGGCTGTATCTGTACAGGCAGGTGTATCGAACTCGCCGCCTGGTCGAAGACCACGCGAAGCACATGTTGCGCCTGGTCACGCAGTGCGTGGAGTGCTGCAAGTCGAAGGCCAGCGACCATGACTGCCACGATTGCAAGACGTGTCGGATGGAGTGGACGGAGCCGCAGCCGCGCGCGGTGATCTGTGACCACGATGCGGAGGACCGGGCCACGCTGGAGCGTCACCTCGGCATGTCCACCATCCCCGCGAAGAAGTCGGTATCGGACGGGATCCAAGCGGTGCAGTCCCGTCTGAAGGTCCAGGGGGACGGCAAGCCGCGCCTGTTCATCTGCCGCGACTCCCTCATTGAGCGAGATCCGGAGCTTGAGGAGGCTGCGCGCCCTATGGAGGCGGCGGAAGAGATCACCGGCTACGTCTGGGCCGTGCGCCCGGGCAACAAGGGTGGCTTGAAGGAAGAACCGCTGAAGGAGAACGACCACGCGATGGACGCGCTGCGCTACATGGTCGCGGAGCGGGATCTCGTTGGTCGGCCGCGGGTGAGGTTCGTCGGATGAGGAAGGGTCACGTGAACCCCAAGAAGCTGAAAGATTTGCGGCCAGCGACTCTCTTGACAGGAGGATTTACACTCATCACAGCAGGATGCTGGAATATCTTCGGTATGGGCGTTGGTCTCATCGCTGGAGGAGTCCTCACCTGCGTACTCCAGTGGGTGCTCGACAGCGACTAACCGTGAAGGGGGTGGCCGGTGGGCAGGACCCTCTTCGGAGCCCTCGGCAAAGCCACCGCCACCTTCACCAACCGCTCACCGATCGCCCTCGCCCCATCCGGCGGGCGCAGCGGCCTCATCTCCAGCATCGTCCGACCCGCCGGCCAGGAAGCCCAGATGCGGGCCATGGGCAGCGTCGGGACCCTCTTCGCCATCGTGGAGCGGATCACCACCGCCTACAGCCAGGTCGAATGGCACCTCTACCGCAGCGCCAAGAGCGGCCGCGACGAGGACCGCAAAGAAGTCACCTCCCACGCAGCCCTCGACCTGTGGAACCAGCCGAACCCGTTCATGACCGGCCCGCAGTGGCGCGAAGCGACGCAGCAGCACGAGGAACTGACCGGCGAACAGTGGTGGATCACCGCCCGCCACGAGCGCAGCAGCATCCCGCTGGAACTCTGGTTCGCCCGCCCCGACCGGATGGTTCCGGTACCCGACCGGGACACTTTCCTGTCCGGGTACAGGTACTCGTCGCCGACCGGTGAGCAGGTCCCGCTCGGCCTGGACGACGTCATCATGCTCCGCCGCCCCAATCCCCTGGATCCGTACCGCGGGTGGGGTCCGGTGCAGACGCTGCTCGCCGACCTCGACTCCGCGCGCGCATCCGCCGAGTGGAACGCGCAGTTCTTCCGTAACTCGGCGCAGCCCGGTGGGATCGTTCAGGCCGATCAGCGCCTGTCTGACGAGGAGTTCAATGAGTTCCGGGACCGGTGGAACGAGCAGCACCGCGGCGTCTCCAACGCGCACAGGGTCGCGGTTCTGGAGAACGGCCTGACCTGGGTCGACCGCAGTTACAGCATGGCGGACATGCAGTTCGCGGAACTCCGCAACGCATCCCGCGAGATCATCCGCGAGGCCTTCGGTTTCCCGAAACCCATGCTGGGCACGGTGGATGACGCCAACAGGGCCAACATGGAGTCGGCCGAGGCGATCTTCGCAAAGTGGCTGATCCGCGTCCGCCTGCAACGCACCCGCGAAGTCCTCAACACTCGCCTGCTGCCGATGTTCGGCGCCACAGGCCAGGGTTTGGAGTTCGACTTCGAGGACCCCGTCACCGGGGACGTCGAGATGGAGTCGAAGCAGCTCACCGCACAGGCCAATGCTGCGCAGGCACTCGTCTCCGCAGGCTTCGAACCCAAGGGTGTCCTCTCTGCTGTCGGCCTGCCGGAGATCGCATTCCGCGGCACCCCAGCGATCCCCGCTGTGCCGACGGAGCCTGACGCGTCGTGGGCGCAGGCCGTAGCCAGGCTGACCGGCGGAGACGTTGAGAACGCGCAGCGGTGGGAGGTCGAAACCGCAGGCGACGACAACGTCTGCCAGCCGTGTGCCGACAACGCAGACCGGACGTACAAGAACCGGCAGCAGGCCTACGAGGACTACCCCGGCGGCTCCGGCTACGTGCACTGCGAGGGCGCAGCACACGGCAACGAGTGCCGCTGCCGTGTCGTGAAGCGCGGCCGTAAGGGAGAGGGCTCATGAACATCACGCTGCCCAGCAAGGCGGCCACCTTCATGGCCAGCCAGCGCGAGCAGGCGGAGAAGCAGCGCGCGTACCTCGGCGTGGAGGCCCGGTCCTGGTATCGCATCACCAACGCGGCAGACCCGGACGAAGCCGAACTGATGCTGTACGACGAGGTGGGCGGATGGTGGGGCTGCACCGCCGATCAGATGATCGCCGATCTTCGCGGCATCACGTCCCCGAACCTACGGGTGCGCATCAACTCGCCTGGCGGGTCGGTGTTCGAGGGCATCGCGATCGCCAACGCGCTGCGCTCCCACCCCGCGAGCGTCACGATTCAGGTCGACGGGATCGCGGCATCGATCGCCTCCGTCATCGCGATGGCCGGGGACCGGATCGAGATGGCCCCGAACACCATGCTCATGATCCACGAGGCGTCCGGTCTGTGCATGGGCAACGCCGCAGACATGGGGGAGATGGGCGAACTCCTCGACCTCATCTCAGACAACATCGCGGACGCTTACGCCGCACGGGCAGGCGGCACCCGGGAGCAGTGGCGTGAGCAGATGCGCGCGGAGACCTGGTACCTGCCCGACGACGCGGTCACGGCCGGGCTTGCGGACGAGGCGGTCTCTGTTCCGAAGCGTGGCGAGCCTGTGACCGAGCCGGTCGAACCAGGCGCGGACGAGGCGGAGCCGGAGATGCGCAAGGAGTTCGACCTCACCGCCTACGGCTACACCGGCCCGGCCAAGGCGGAAGCGCCGAAGCCCCCGCCAGCGGCCGACGAGGCGCAGTCGACGCTCGTCATCAACATCGGCGACGCCCTCGACGAGCAGATGGTCGAGGCCCTCCGCGCCATGGTCCGGACGAAGAACGCCGAGTCCGAACCGCAGCCCGTCGCCACTCCGGAGCCCGCTACAGAACCTGACGTCCCGGCCGAGCCTGTGGCCGCGGCCGACCTCATCGAACCCGCGGAGCCCGGCACCCAGCCGGAACCCGCCAACGACTGGACGGCCATGGTCGCCGCCCTCATCCCCGACGACGCAGACGCATGGTCGGCGCTCGTCTCCAACCTGATCGAGCCCGACACGTCGTCCAGCGCGGCGACGGCCTGAAGGAGGCAACTGTGGCACCCACGATGACCATCCCGCGCAACGCCGACGAACTGGCGGAGATGCTCGCCGACGGCGCGAAGCTGAAGGAGGTCATGGCCTCGCGAGAGTCCCTGACAGAGTTCATCACCGCCTACGGCACCGCGCTCCAGGGCGAGGGCACCGACCTGAACCGGCTGGTGGCCGAGGAGACGCAGCGCGTCTTCGCGCAGATGATGCGCGAGAACGGCATGAACGACGCGAAGGACGGGATCAAGCGTCTCGACCTCGACCCGCAGGCCAAGCGCGGCAGCGGGATGCTCACCTCCCACCGGCAGGGCACCGCCTACAACGCGACCGCAGCCGGCGCGCAGGTCGACAAGCACTTCGAGAACTCGATCGACTACGTGCGCAACATCTGGCACAAGAACCCGCAGGCCGACGGCGACAAGCTGGCCGCGCTCCGCAACGCTGCGAGCAGCGTCAGCCCGGCCGACGGCGGGTTCCTCGTCCCGGAGACCCTGCGGAGCCAGCTCCTTCAGCTTGCTCTGGAGCAGTCCGTGGTGCGGCCGCTCGCCACGGTCGTGCCGATGGAGTCGGCGCGGGTTCCGTTCCCGATGATCGACACCACCACCAACAACGGCAGCGTCTTCGGCGGCATGGTCGCCTACTGGGGTGAGGAAGGCGCAGCCCTCACCGACTCCAGCCCCAAGTTCGGCCGGGTCACGCTCGACGCGAAGAAGCTCACCGGCCTCAGCGCCGTCCCGAACGAGCTGCTCCAGGACTCCATCACCTCGTTCTCCGCGCTCATCGAGACGCTGTGGCCGCAGGCCCTCGCGTTCGAGGAGGACGCGAAGTGCCAGACCGGCAGCGGAGTCGGCGAACCCCTCGGCTTCCGCGGCGCCGGGAACCCTGCCGCGATCGCCGTCGCCCGCACCACCACCAACCTGATCAAGTACCCGGACATCGTCAACATGTTCGCGCAGATGCTGCCCTCCAGCCTGTCGCGCGCCGTGTGGATGTGCTCCCCCGACGCCATCCCCCAGCTCCTCCAGATGAGCCTCACCGTCGGCACCGGCGGCAACAGCGTGTTCGTCGTCAACGCCGCCGCGGGCATGCCGATGACCATTTTCGGCCGGCCGCTGATCATCACGGAGAAGGCGGGCGCCCTCGGCTCCCGCGGCGACCTCGCGTTCGTCGACCTCTCCTACTACCTGCTGGGCGACCGGCAGATCATGACCGCCGACTCCTCGACGGACTACCAGTTCGGCTCCGACAAGACCACGTTCCGGATCATCCAGCGCGTCGACGGCCGCCCGTGGATCCAGTCCGCGATCACCCCCCAGAACGGCTCCACGAACAAGCTCTCCCCCTTCATCGAGCTCGCCGCGTAACACCCCTGGCCGCCGCCGGCATTCAACCCCCGGCGGCGGTGCACCACCCGGGTCGGCAGTGTCGCCCCGAACCGGCAACCCCCAGACAGGAGAACCCTCATGGCATCCGAAGGACTCGGCAGGCTGTTCGACATCAGCGTCGGTGCGGCCCCGGTCGACCTCTCGTCCGCTGCCGTCACCGGCAAGCGCGTCTCACTGAAGCGCGCCGCTGCTCTCACGATCGTGGTCTTCAAGGCGGCCGGTACGGCGGGTGACGACCCGGTGGTGACGCTGAAGCAGCACACCGCGTCCAGCTCGGGCACCTCGTCGAACCTCGTGGCCATCGACCACTACTACCTGAAGAACGCGACCACGCTCGCGGGGACCGAGACCTGGTCGCGTGTCTCGCAGGCCGCGGCGGCGACGATCACGGACCCGGGCGGTGCGGGCACGTCGGCGGAGTCGCAGCAGATCCTCGTCATCCCGGTGCTCGGCACGTCGCTGTCGGACGGCTACTCCTACGTGTCCCTCGACGTCGCGGACGTCGGTACGAACGCGCAGCTCGGCGGAGTTCTGTACCTGCTCCACGACCTGGCCGCCGGCCGGGCGCCCGCGAACCTTCAGGCGGCGCTTTCCTGATGGCGCTGTGGGAGTGCGGGGAGTGCACGACCCGGTACGCGGTGGGCGCACCGAAGTGCCCGCAGTGCGGGTCGACTGTCCGCGTCAACGAGAACACGCAGCCTCCGGAGGAGGACGAGATGGCGAAGATCACCGTTCACGGTGGTGCAACGAACGCGGCCTTTCAGGAGGACCCCGGCACCGGTGAGCCGATGACTGCGGTCGACGGGGACGAGGTGACCGGAGACGGTTCCGGCTCGGCGCTGCCGCCGGTCGAGGGCGAGGCGGTGGCCGAGGAGTCTGAGAAGGCGCCCCGGCAGCGCAGGGCGCGAGGTAAGTAGCGATGGCTGAGGGGTTCTCCACCGCAGCAGCGAACGCGGTCCTGAACACCCAGGGCAGCACCTACTCGTGGATCAAGCTCCACGTGGGTGCGCCCGGGGCGAATGGCACGTCGAACGCTGCGACCGAGACGACCCGCAAGCAGGCGACGTGGGGCTCCGCGTCGGGTGCCTCGATGACCACGACTGCGGACCTGGTCTGGACCGGCGTGGCTGGGTCGGAGGACTTCACGCACTACTCGGAGTGGTCGGCGTCCAGCGGCGGCACCTTCGGCGGGTCCGGGGTCATCACCGCGAACGCCGTCACGTCCGGCGACACGTTCACGATCCCGGCCGGGAGCCTCGTCCAGACCATCCCTGTCGCGTCCTGACCAACCAGCCCAGCCCTGAGAGGAGGTGAACCCGAATGTCCACCAGGTTCGACGCAGCCAGCGACCGGATCTCGTTCGCCGGAACGATGTTCTCGGTCGGCTCCGGGTTCACCATCACCGCGTGGGCCTACGTGTCGGTCGACACGGACGCGAACTCGACGTTCGCCCGCCTGCACTCCTCCTCAGGTGGCAGCACCGTCGCAACCTGGGCAACCAGTAGCGATGGCCTCGGCGGCCCGAACTACTTCACCGGCGGCGGCTCCGTCACGAACGCGACGGGCATGGCTGTCGGCGCGTGGCGCAAGGTGGCGATCTCCTGCTCCGGCACGACCGGCAAGTCCTACGTCAACACGATCGGCGGGACGACTGAGGTCGACTCCGGCACGGTCGGCGTCGGCACCCCGGACGGGATCACCCTCGGCGGCCGGGCCCCGGCCGACAGCAGCGAGAGCTTCAACGGCAGGCTCGCTTACGTCCGCGTCTGGACGACCGAGCTCACCCAGGTGCAGATCGAGGCCGAGTGGGCGAGCGCCACCCCGGTCATCACGGCCAGCCTGTGGGCATCCTGGCCGCTCACCGACTCCACCGACCTGACCGACCACTCCGGCCACGGACGCAACCTGACGGCCGGAACGACCGCCGTGTCCACCGAGGCCGACCCCCCTCTCTCCAACAGTGTTACCGGCACGGCCGTGGGCGCGTTCGGCGCGCTGGCTGGCACGGGAAGCGGCACCCGCAAGGTCACCGGCACTGCCGCTCTCGCAGGCGGCACGCTGACCGGCACCGCCACTGGTCTCCGCACCGTCATCGGCGCCGCAGGCGTGCAGTTCGGCGGCCTCACCGGTACGGCCGGCTCCCCCTCGCACGTCACCGGGACAGCGTCCGGCCACTTCGGCGGGCTCACCGGAACGGCGCGCGGCCACGTCCCCGGGGCCGCGGAGTCCGGGTCCTGGTACGGGCTGCTCGACATCCTCCGCGAGGGCGCACAGCTCTACCGCGAGGAGCAGCAACGGGACCCGGTGGCCTGCCTGGACTGCGGAGAACCACTCCGCGCCGGGCCCCGCAACGAGCGCTACTGCCCGTTCGACGGCCAGATCTGGGGCACCGGTGGCCGCCTGATCGGGCACGTCAGCACCGCACTTGAGAGGAGGTGACGAGACATGGAAACCCCCTGGTACGCCACCCGTGAAGACGTGATGCGCGCCCTCGACGTCAAGGAGTCGGCGCGCAACCGCCGCGAGATCGACAGTGCTCTCGCTGCCGCCTCCCGCAGCGTGGACAGCCTCTGCCACCGCCGCTTCTACCCGGTCCTGGCCACCCGCTACTTCGACTGGCCGTCCCCCCAGTACGGGACGTCGTGGCGGCTGTGGCTCGACGACAGCGAACTCGTCTCGCTGACCGCGATCAGCAGCGGCGGCACTACCGTCTCCACCTCCGATGTTCTGCTGGAGCCGAACCGGTCCGGGCCGCCGTACAGCCGGCTCGAACTCAACATCGGCTCGGACGCGACGTTCGGCGGCGGCGACACCTACCAGCGCGACATCCAGATCGACGGCCTGTGGGCAGGCTGCGCGCTCGTAGAGGCCACCCTCGGCGACACCGTCGGCTCGGTGGACGACACGCAGACCACCGTGACCGTGGACGGTGCCACATCCGCAGAGATCGGCGTCGGCTCCGTACTCCGACTCGACTCCGAGCGCCTCATCGTGACCGGCCGATCGCAGACGTCCACCGGGCAGACCGGCACGCTCGGCGGCAGCAAGAGCGACGTCGCCCTCACGGTCGCGGACGGCACCGAGTTCGCTGTGGACGAGGTGCTCCTCCTCGACGCGGAACGGATCCGGATCGACGAAATCGCCGGGAACCTGCTGGCTGTCGAGCGGGCCTACGACGGGACCGTCCTCGCCGCGCACACGACCGTGCCGATCTACGCGCCGCGGACGCTCACCGTGACTCGCGGTGCACTCGGCACGACGGCCGGCGCCCACAACTCGGGCAGCAGCGTGTACCGGTGGGTGCCGCCCGGTCTGGTGCACCAGCTCGCCAAGGCCGAGGCGATCACGATCCTCACGCAGGAGCGGTCGGGCTGGTTCCTGAAGGCATCCACGACCGGCAACAGCGCGGCCAAGGTGTCCGCGGACGCGCTGCAGACGCTGCGGGACCAGACGTACACCGAGCACGGCCGCAAGGCCCGGATGAGGAGCGTCTGATGCCCGAGGCGATGTTCGACGTTCGGCTGGCCAAGAGGGGCCCGATGTTCGACGGCCGCACCCGTGCGGCCATGCACACCTTCCAGGACGAGATCAGCCTGCGGATCGCCGAGCAGGGCGAGAAGCTGATCCGGCAGCGCCTCAAGACGGTGCTCCAGCACCCGACCGGCTACTACGAGTCGCGGATCAGCGTTGACCGGGCCGGACAGGGCTACCGCGTCTCCGACGGCAACGTGATCTACGGGCCCTGGTTGGAAGGGACCGGAAGCCGCAACAGCCCGGTCACCCGGTTCGCGGGCTACCAGACGTTCCGCCGCACGAAGCCCCTCGTCGACCAGAAGGCCCGACAGATCGCCGTACAACTCCTGGCCCGCTACAAGGCGATGGGGCTGATCTGACATGGCCCTCGACATTCGCACCATCCTCGACGCGGTCGAATCCCACGCTCTCGCGTCCGGGTTCTTCTCCGCCGTCAACGGCCACGAGCCCAAAAGCGCCCCGCAGTCCGGACTCACGTGCGCGGTGTGGGTGGAGCAGATCGGCCCGGCCCGCGGCAGCTCCGGCCTGGACTCGACCAGCGCCCGCCTCGCCCTCAACGTCCGCCTGTACACGCCGATGGTGTCCGAGCCGGAGGACGCCATCGACCCGGACATGATGACCGCCCTCGACGCCCTCATGGCCGCCTACTCCGGCGACTTCGAACTCGACGGCCTCGTCCGCCAGGTCGACCTCCTCGGCGCCTACGGAGACCCCCTATCCGCGCGCGCCGGCTACCTGACCACGTCCGGCAACGAGTACCGGGTGCTCACGATCACCCTTCCCCTCATCGTCAACGACCTCTGGGAGCAGGTGGCATGAAATCAGCTGCGCTGACGGCGCCTCTCCCAGCCCCCAGGATCCCGGCGATTGGCATTCTGCTCGGCTCGCGTTGCCCATCGGCAGTTGCCCGGCTCGTACCCGCGGCTGTTGTCGATGCGGTCGATGGAGTGGTCCTTGCTAGGTCGCTCGCCCATGTCGGCAAGGAAGTTCTCGTACTTCATCCACTGCTCGCAGACGGTGATGCCACGGGCGCCGTAGCTGGGGTACGAGGCGTTCCCGGGGTCGTAGCAGCGGCTTCTCATCGCCTTCCAGGTGATGTACGTGAGGGTCTGAGACTGGCCGTGCTTGTAGGCCGACGCCCTCTCCCCGGTATAGGACGCGAGCTTGGCGCGCGTCTCGTCCGTGTGGTTGCCCGTGAAGCCGGGAGAACCCGGCTGGTACTGGCCGGAATTGCGCACTGTGTGCTTTGCGCAGGTGCAGTCATCGGCGCACTTCAGGGCGGCGCGACGTGCGGCAGAGAACTTCCGGCCCTTCGTGGCCTCACTGATACGACGCCCGCGTTCCGGGGAGGGCGAGTGGCGAGCGCAAGTGCAGCCCTCGGGGCAGAACTTGCCGACCTTGGAGTGGCGCTTACAGGTGCAGTTCGGAAGGCACTTCGGCATACCCCAATGATAGCCAATCCCCCAGTCTTTCGGTGCATTTGGAGGGCCGCATGAAAACAAGCGGGCTCGGTGACAACTTTTACCTCGCGGGCTACGACATGTCCGGTGACATCGGCAGCATCAGCCTGTCCGGCGGCCCGGCGACCCTCGATGTGACCGGCATCGACAAGAGTGCGCACGAGCGGATCGGCGGCCTGCGCACCGGCAGCATGTCGTGGAAGGCCTTCTTCAACCCGGGTCTCGGGCTGACGCACGACAAGCTCGCAGCCTTGCCGACGGCGGACGTGCACTGCATGTACATGCGGGGCACGACGCTGGGGAACCCGGCCGCCTGCCAGGTGTCGAAGCAGATCAACTACGACGGCACCCGCGGGGACAGCGGCGAGTTCACCTTCGCGGTCGAGGCGCAGTGCAACGGCTTCGGCCTGGAGTGGGGGCAGCAACTCACCGCAGGCAAGCGCACGGACACCACCGCGACGAACGGCACCGGCGTCGACTTCGGCCTCGGCAGCCCCCCGCTGTTCAACGGGTCCGGCCTGTTCGGCGCGCAGTTCTACCTCCAGGTCTTCGCGTTCACCGGAACGTCGGTGACCGTCAAGATCCAGGAGTCCGGTGACAACGGCGTCGGCGACACGTGGGCGGACGTCACCGGCGGCGGGTTCACCGCGGCCACCGGGGTCACGACGCAGCGCATCGCGACGTCCTCCAGCCAGACCGTGGAGCGCTACCTGCGTGCCGTGACGACGGGCACGTTCTCCAACGCCGTGTTCGCGGTGACTGCGGTCCGCAACGACACGGCGGTGGCCTTCTGATGGGCCGGATCCAGCCCCAGATGGGCCCTGAGGCGTACAAGACGTACTCCATCGTCGCCCCGGCCAGCACGCACCACCGGCCGGCCACGTGCGCGGAGACGGACTGCCCGGATTACCTGGGCGGATGGCGGGTCCGGGTTGAGGGCCTGCCGCCGGAGATGCTGCACACGGCCAAGACGGCTCGCTTCCAGGTCAACGGCAAGTGGGTGTCCTACCGGTACACCGAACTCGCCGTCGCCGCGGGCGAGACGTGGCTGCACTTCGAGGCAGGCCAGCCGTGCTTCCGCGCCGGTGAGCACCGGACGCGCCTCGACAAGCCGGAGCTGTTCCTCGTCCGGGACGGCGATTACCGCGGGAATCCACGCGGCACCAAGACGCGGATGCACCAGAGGCCCGAGTCGTGGGTCGAGGACTTCGGCGAGCACCAGCAGAACATCGCAGACCAGATCGAAAGGGGCTGACCCATGGCGAAGAGCTCGGGCCTCGGGTGGACGACTGCGTCGGTTGACGACAGCAGCGGCACGCCGCAGACCATCAAGAACGACTTCACCAACCTCCAGTTCGCCACCCCGCGTGGCGTGCAGGACATCACCGGCATCGACAAGTCGGCCTACGAGCGGCTGCTGCTGCTCGCGGACTTCTCGATCACTCTGAACGGTGTCTTCAACCCGGCGTCGAACCAGTCGCACGACGTGTTCAAGACCGTCCCCAGCACGTCGGTGGCCCGGACGGTCACGCTCGTCGTGAGTGCCAAGACCCTCGCGAACGAGGTTCTGTTCACGGACTACCCGCTGACCCGCGCAGACGGCGGCGAACTCACGTTCGCCGTGCCTGGCGTCCTGGCGGACGGAACGGTACCTACCTGGAGCTAGAGCCCATAACGGACACTTCTGAAAGGAACCCCCTCGTGGGCTTCAAGCGCAACCCCAAGATCTACCGCCTGAAGTGGGAGGACGGCGACTACGCCGGCCTCGAAGTGAGTATCCGCTCCCTCAACATGGGCCAGCTCCTCGAAGCCAAGAGCGGCAAGAGCGCCAACGGGAAGGACGGCCTGGAAGGCACGGTCGAGCTCCTCGCCGACCGGATCCTCGACTGGAACCTCGAAGACGAGGAGACGGGCGAGGCGGTCCCGGCCACCCTCGACGCGATGAAGAGCGAGGACGACGACCTCATCCTCGACATCATCAACCGGTGGATGGAAGCGGTGTCCGGGGTTCCCGCCCCTTTGGACGCGACCTCACCCTCTGGCGAGATTTCCCAGGTGGCCTCCATTCCGACGGAACCCCTGTCGGAGAGCCTCGCGAGCTGACCTACGCCCGACAAATCCTCGAACTCTGCGACCGCTGGCACAAACTGCCGTCGGAGATTGAGGCCGAGCCTGCCGAAACATTCCGCCTGCTGGAGATTGAGCGATTGGGGGTGAATTCCGAAGATGGCGAACGTGGTGGAGATTCTGGTTACGGCTAAGAATCTCACCGGGCCCGCGATGGCCTCCGTCAATGCCGAGGTGAACAAGGCCGGCGGCGCGATGAAGGCTTTCCATAAGACGGCGATGATCGCGGGTGTCGGGCTGGCTGCGATTGGTATCGAGTCGGTGAAGATGGCCGCGAAGTTCGACTCCAGCATGACGTTGCTGCATACGCAGGCGGGTGTGGCGCAGTCCAAGATGGCCGGGCTGAAGCAGGGCGTACTTGCTCTGGCGGGGAAGGTTGGCCAAGACCCGGATTCCCTGGCGGAGTCGCTGTTCCACGTCGAGTCGAACTTCGAGTCGATGGGGATCAGCTCGAAGAAGGCACTCTCCCTGGTCGAGGTTGCGGCGAAGGGCGCCACGACCGGCCACGCGGATCTGGTCGACGTCACCAACGCGCTTACGGCGGCCGTGGCTTCGGGTATTCCCGGGGTGCAGAATTTCGGCAAAGCCATGGGTGTCCTCAACGCCACCGTCGGCGTCGGCGACATGAAAATGCAGGACTTGGCGAATGCTTTCGGGTCCGGCATGGTCGCCACGGTCAAGGGCTTCGGCCTCAACATCAACGACGTCGGCGCCGCCCTCGCCGTATTCGGCGACAACAACATTCGCGGCAGCCTCGCGGGCAACCAATTGCGCATGTCCGTCATGGCGCTCGCCCACCCGGTAGCAACTGCCGGGGACACGCTGAAGCGGCTGGGCATCACCACGGACACGCTCGGCAAGGACATGCAGAAGGGCGGCCTGAAGCTCGCCCTCGAAGACCTCGTCGGGCGGATGAAGAAGGCGGGCATCAGCTCGAAGGAGCAGGGCCAGGTCATCACGGACGCTTTCGGCCGGAAGGCGGGCGCGGGCCTCAACGTCCTCGTGTCCCAGATGGATCGTCTGGAGTCGAAGTACCCGGCGCTCGCTGAAGGTGCGGACAAGTTCGGCAAGAGCTGGGAAGACACGAAGAAGACTTTCGCGTTCCAGATGAAGGCGTTGCAGGCCGGGTTCGACGCGCTGGCGATCACCGTCGGCACGAAGCTCATGCCGCCGCTGCAGTCGGTGGTCGGTGTGATGCTCGCGCACAAGGGCGCCACCGTCGCGTTGGCTGGGTCGCTCGCGGGGCTCCTCACCGTGACTGTGGCGGTCGCTGCTGCGATGAAGGCGGTCGCGGCCACCAAGCTGGTGTGGGGCGGCATCTCAAAGGGCGCGACAGCCATTCAAGGCCTCTTCGACACGGTCGCCCTGAAAGCCTTGTACATGCGGGACGCGTTCGTCAGAGCCGGCGGTGGCGTGCGCGGGTTGGGAGCGGCGTTTTCGACCCTGAGCACGGGCGCCAAGCTGGGTGTGACGGTCGCGGCTATCGGCGCGCTCATCATGGCCCTGCACGAGTTGGCGGGCTACGACAGGGCACCGATCGATGTGGACCGGCTGACGACGTCGCTGGGGAATCTGGGGCGGTCCGGGAAGGTCACGGGCGAGCTGCAGCACAATTTGGCGGACTTGAGCACGAGTATCGCGATGGTGTCGAAGGGCGCCTCGGACAACAAGTTCGCCACCTGGGTCTCCGACTTCGGTGCGTGGACCGGGCTTGCGTCCGGGCCAGGCATTTCGCGGGCGAAGGAGAACGTCGACGCGGTCGACAAGAGCCTCGCGAGTCTGGTGCAGAACGGGCATGCGGACACTGCGCGGGCGGCGGCCGAGCGGCTGGAGAAGGCGTGGATCGCCGGGGGCGGGTCCGCGAAGCGGTTCAAGTCGACGATGAACGACTACGAGGGCGCGCTGAACGGTGTGTCCTTGGGCGAGAAGCTCTCCGCCGACTCCATGGGCAAGTTCGGCGCGGCAGCGGTGGCCACGCAGAAAGACCTCGATGGCGAGGCGATGAGCGCGAAGGGCCTCGAACAATCGATCATGGCCCTCAACGCCGTCCACCGCGGCGCGTTCGACGCGGAGACGGCGTTCGAGCAGGCCATCAGCGACTCGTCTAAGGCGGTCAAGGAGAACGGGCGGACGCTCAATATCCACTCGGATGCGGGCCGTAAGAACCGTGACGTGCTGTCTCAGTTGGCCGCGAAGACTGAGGACTACGTCGACAAGATGAACAAGCAGCACTTCTCTGTGGACAAGATCAACAAGGTGTATGGAGAGGGCCGGAAGGCGTTCGTCGACACGGCAATGGCGATGGGTGACACCCGTAAGGCCGCGGAGAAGCTTGCTGACCAGTTGTTGAAGGCCCCCCCGGTGTCCAAGATCAAGGTGGACAAGAAGGCTGCCGAGGCGGACCTGAAGGCGTTCAACGCCGCGGTCAAGAGGGTGCCCGGGGCGAAGTCCGTCACGTTGAAAGCCCTGTCGTCGGGGGCTGAGCAGGCGCTTGAGTCCCTGGGCTACAAGGTCACTCACCTGAAGAACGGCAGCGTCAAGGTCACCAGCAAGAACGGGCAGGCGCTGTCCGGGATCGCGAGTGTGGCGGCTGCACTGCGGGCGTTGGACGGTAAGACGGCCACGACCTGGACGTACCACAAGATCAAAACGAGCTACTCGGTTGCTGGCAGCATCCCCAAGGGGCAGTCCCTGCACGACATGGTCGGCGCGACGGGCGGCCTGTACACCGGGCAGGGATCCGGGTTCCGGTACGCAGACGGCGGCCTGGTCTCCGGGCCGGGGACTGGTACCTCGGATGACGTTCCGGCGCCGTGGTTGTCGAACGGCGAGTTCGTCATGAAGAAGGCCGCCGTCGACAAGTACGGCGAAAAGTTCCTCCAGCGCCTGAATGACGGCCAACTCGACATGCCGCACTTCGCGAAGGGCGGCAAGGTCAAACTGTCGAAGGCGCAGAAGAAGGCGCAGGCCGCGGCGAAGGCCGAGAGCGACGCTCGGCACGATGCGATGGGCGATCTGACGATCTCCCACTTCGGGCACATGGCTGGCTACAAGCGGAGCGAGTTCGGGTCGGCGTTGAGTAAGCCGGACTCGGTCAGTTCGCTGGTGAACGCGTTGAACCAGTGGCGGGGAATCATCAAGAAGGCCACGCACGGGTCGACCGAGAACAAGCTCCTGAAGCAGCTCGACTCCACGGGCCGCAAGTTGCTCGGGTACGAGAAGGCGCTCACCAAGGTCACGGCGTCGCTGGACAAGGCAAAGGACAAGCTCAACTCGCTGAAGGATTCGGCGTCGCAACTGTCCGACTCGGTGAAGTCCAGCCTGATCAGCTCGGCGAACATCACCAAGGGCGCAGGCGCGGACAGCACGGTGACGCTGGGGTCGATCCGGTCGGGGATGACGGCGTCCCGGGACAAGGTGACCGCGTTCGCGTCCGCGCTGAAGCAGTTGAAGGCGAAGGGCTTTTCGAGCTCGATCATTCAGCAGGTCGCCGAGGCCGGGATTGACGGCGGCGGCCTGGAGACCGCGGGCGCGCTGCTGCAGGCGTCGTCGTCTGAGGTGTCGTCGATCAACCAGGTGCAGGGGCAGATCTCGTCCGCGGCCGGGTCGGCGGGGAAGACCACGGCCGACACCGTGTACGGGGCGGCGATCAAGGCCCAGACCGCGATCGTGAAGGTGCTGACCAAGAGCCAGGACAACCTGAAGAAGTCCATGGACAAGCTCACCAAGTCCATGGAAAAGGCGATCGAGCACGCCTTCGGGAAGAAGGCCAGCGGCGGGATCGTCGGCGCTGCGGCGTCGGGTGGGATCCGGTCCGGTCTGACGTGGGTGGGCGAGCACGGCCCGGAGCTCGCGGAGCTGCCGGTCGGGGCGCGGGTCCTGTCGAACCCGGACAGTATGCGCCGGCTGGCGTCGGCTCAGGCTCCGTGGGCGTCGATGCTCAACACCCCCCGCCGGGCGCCTGCTGCTGCGGGCGGGGGACCGGCGGCTGGGGGCGGTCAGCCGATCGTGATCCAGCTCCGCATCGGCGACAAGGACTTTGGCGAGCTGTGGGTCGACGCGGGCCGCAAGCAGGTGCGGGCGCGCGGCTCGATCGAGGCGACTCTGCAGCCGCCGCGCGGCAGGTAACGAGAGAGGAGAGGGCAGATGCCCTTCACAGTATGGAACGGCCCGGCGCCAACGACTGCTGCTCAGCAGTCGGTGACGACCGGCACGGCGATCAAGACCATGCTGCAACTGGCGACGCCGAGCACCACCCAGATTCAGATCCTGGAGTGGGGGTTCAGCCTCGACGACCCGCCCGGCGCGGACGGGGTGGTGGAGCTGTTGCAGACGGATGTCGCGGCGACGGTGACCGCGCATGTCGCGGCGACTGGTGTGGTGAACCTGGACCCGAACGGGCCGACGACGCTGCTCACCGTGGGCACGTCGGCGACCGGGTACACGGCCACCGCCGAGGGGACGACGGCCGCGGCACGGGCATTCGATGTGGTGTCGCTGTCCTCGGTGTCGGGTGAGTCGGACCTGCAGTACGTGCGGACGTTCATGCCGGACGACCGGCCCATCGTCGCCGTGTCCAAGTTCCTGAGGATCCGGGCGACCTGCCCGACCACTGCCGCGGACATGCGGTGCTGGGTGACCTTCCAGCAGGTGGGCTGACCTATGCCGCAGCTCGCCCCATTCGTCTCGGCGTTCCGGCGCCGCCTCGCCAACCTGCCCGGCCCGACGGCCGCGAGCGGGGAGGTGTCGAACGGGCAGCCGGTCACGGTGGAGTTGCTCGTTGCGGGCGTGTGGGTCGACATCACCTCGTACTGCATGGTCCGTGACGACTCCGGCCAGATCTCGGTGAGTTACGGGATCACGGCTGGGGAGGGGTCACAGACGGAGCGCGGGCAGGCCACCCTCCAGTTGAAGAATGGGGACGGCAGGTTCTCCCCCCGCAACCCGTCCGGCCCGTACTACGGGCTGATCGGCAGGAACACCCCGCTGCGGATCTCGGTCCCGGACGGGAGCGGCGGCAAGACCTACCGCTTGTGGGGTGAGGTGTCGGAGTGGGCGCCGGGCTGGGACTCGACCGGTACGGATGTGTGGTGCGACGTCACCGTGTCGGGGATCCTGCAGCGTCTGGCGCAGGCTCCGGTCCCGGAACGGTCGGTGATCTACAACGCGGTGACGGATCCGCTGGCGAGCAGCGTGGTCGGGTACTGGCCGTGCGAGGACCCGGAGGGGTCGACGAGACTGGCGTCCGCTCTGGTCTCGGGGTCAGGGATGACGTTCACCGGATCGCCTGCCCTGGCGTCCTACAGCGGGTTCCAGGCGTCCGATCCGCTGCCTGACCTGTCGGCCGGGTACGTGTCGGGCGGGGTCACGAAGTACGACGACCCGACGGCTACGCAGATCAGATTCCTGTTGTCGGTCCCGCTGGCGGGGCTGACGGTCGGCAAGGTTGTGTGCGCGATCGACCAGACCGACTACAGCCCGGGTAGCGCCCAGTTCTGGGAGCTGTACTACGGGAATTTCACCGGCACTTCGACCTCGCTGACCCTGCGGACCTGCGCGTCTGACGGGACCAACCTCGGCGCCGATCTGGAGTCCACGCTCGACGTCCGCGGCAAACAGCTCTACGTGTCCGTCGAGTTCCAGGAGTCCGGTACGGGAATCATCCGCGCGGTCCGGCTGACGGACATCAACACGGTCGAGACGTCCAGCGTCACCGACACGGCCGCCGTGACCCAGCTCAGCAGGGTGACTCGGGTGCAGTTCGGGGCGCCGTCCCGCAGCGTCGTCTCCCCTATCGGGTCCCAGTTCCTGCCGGGTGTGGCGGTCGGACACTGCACGGTGGAGAACGCGATCACGCCGGTGACTGCGCTCGGACGTCGCCTGAACCCGGTGGGTGAGACTGCCGGGCGCCGGATCCAGCGGCTGTGTGGCGAGGAAGGGCTCGCGTTCGACGGGGTCGGGGACCTGGACGACACGGTGGCGCTCGGCGCGCAGGGCCGGCAGAACCTGCTGGGCCTGGTGCAGGAGTCGGTCCTCGCTGACGGTGGGCTGCTGTACGAGAACCGGTCGGTGCTCGGGCTCGGCTACCGGACGCGGGCGTCGCTGTATGTGCAGGATCCAGCGCTGATCCTGGACTACCCCAGCTTCAACCTGGCGCAGGTCCCGGTGCCGGTGGAGGACGACCGGTACGTACAGAACAAGGTGACGGTCACCGTGAACGGGGTGACGGGCTCGTATGAGGCGACGGACGGCACCCTGTCCACGGCACTGCCGCCCGCCGGGATGGGCGTGTACGGCAGCGACGTCACCCTCAACCTGTCCTCCACCACGCCGGCGACGCTGCGGGACCAGGCCGCGTGGCGCGTCCGGCTCGGCACCGTCGACGAGGCGCGCTTCCCCAGTATCTCGGTGAACCTGGCGCACCCGTCGATCACGCCTGACATGCGGCGCGCAATCCTCGCCCTCCGCCTCGGGGACCGGGTGCAGATCACCAACCCCCCGAGCTGGCTCCCCCCGGACACGATCGACCAGCTCGTCCTCGGCATGTCGGAGACGATCACGCACTTCGAGCACCGGCTCACGTTCACGTGCGCGCCGGCGTCTCCGTACAACCAGGTCGGGTTCCTCGACTCGACGGCCGCCCGGATCGATACGGATGACTCGGTGCTGCTGTCCGCGCCGAGCACGGTGGACACGACGCTCGATGTAGCTCCCGTCCTGGACCCGACGATGTTGTGGACGACCGACAGCGCTGAAGTCCCGTGGGATATCCGGGTGGGTGGCGAGGTCATGCGGGTGACAGCAGTCGCCTCCCGGCTGACCGACTCGTTCACCCGCACCGCGTCGAGCAGTTGGGGTACGGCGGATACCGGGCAGGCCTGGACGACTGCGGGCGGTAGCGCGTCCGACTTCGCCGTGGCCGCGGGGGTCGGCACGCTGACCCTGACGAGCGTCGACGTGAGCCGCCGCGTGAGCACGGACATCACGTACCCGAACTGCGACGTGTACGGGAGCGTCACGACCAGCGCGGCCGCGACCGGGGCCCCGATCTATGCGGGGCTGATGTGCCGGTACACGGACATCGACAACCTGTACATGGCCCGGCTCGCGTTCTCGACGGCGAACGTCCTGACCATGGCGATCGTCCGGAGGATCGCCGGAGCCGAGTCGGTGCTGGCGTCGTCGGTGCTGTCGTACACGTACACCCCGGGCGCCTTCTTCCGGATCAGGTTCCAGGCGATGGGCGCCCGGTTGCGGGCGAAAGCGTGGCCTGTCGCGGATCTGGTGGAGACCCCGGAGTGGCAGGTCACCGTCGCCGACAGTGCTCTGTCGTCGGCGACGTCGGTCGGGGTCCGGTCGATTCTCGAAGTCGGCAACACCAACGTGAACCCCATCGTGTCCTTCGACGATCTGGCCGTGGTCAACCCGCAGAAGTTCACCGTGACCCGCTCCATCAACGGCGTCGTCAAAACCCACTCGGCGGGCGAGAACGTCCGGCTCGCCAACCCCACCTACCTCTCCCTGTAAGGAGGCACCATGGCTGAGGCCTACCCGGCATTCCCCGCGGGACAGCGGATCACCGCGGCGCTGCTGCGCTCCAATCAGGAGCAGGTCGCCCGGAAAACCGCCGACACCGCACGGTCGGCCGTAACGACGACAGCCGCCGACCCGCACCTGCAGTTCGACGTGGTGGCGAATGCCGTCTACCGGTGGCACGGCTGGCTCAAGTACGACGGCGCGACCACCGCAGACCTTGTGGTCTCGTTCACCCCGCCCTCCGGCTCGCTGGGCGAATGGGCCGGTCACGGTACCGGCATCACCGTCATCGGGGCCGCCTCCACACCGACGCTGGAGACGGACACGGTCCGCTCCAACGGATACATGCTCCGCACCGAGTCCAACGACGTCGCACAGTTCCGCACCTACGGCTGCCTCGGCGTCGGCAACCCGCTGTCCGTCTTCATCAACGGAGTTCTGCGGGTGGGCCCCACCAGCGGTACGTGGTCGTTGGACTGGTCGCAGTCCGTGTCGTCGGCGACAGCCACGACGCTTTACACCGATTCGTATGTGTCGCTGCTGCGGACTGCGTGAGGAGGATCTGATGAGGATTGAGCATCTCCCGGAGCGGGGCGGGCCGCACCGGCTCGGACGGCATGTCGAACACGATCCGCGGTCGCTGGCGTTTGCGCACGGGGTGCTGCCGAAGTCGGCGATCAAGAGCGTGGAGTGGACACGGCGGATTCCGGTGCTGGACCAGGGCCAGCTCGGCTCGTGCACGGGCAATGCGGGGACCGGGATTCTGGGGACGGACTCGGCCGGCCGGACCGCGTCGACGTCGGTGACGATCAGCGCGGCGGGCGCTGCGGCCTCGCACGGACTGTTCACCGCGGGTGCGCACCAGTTGAACGAGGCGTTCGCGGTCGCCCTGTACTCGCTGGCGACCGTCCTGGACGGGGTGTCAGGCGCCTATCCGCCGGACGACACCGGGTCATCCGGGCTAGGGGTGGCAAAGGCGCTGAGGGCGCTCGGGCTGGCCTCCGGGTATACGCACGCGTTCTCGATCGCCGCCCTCAACAGCGCGTTGCAGTCAGGCCCGGTGATGATCGGCATCGACTGGCTGAACAGCATGTTCGACCCGAAGTCGGACGGACGGATCCCCGTCGACCGTAGCTCGGGACTCGCAGGCGGCCACGAGCTGGAGCTGACCCGGTACGACGCGAGCACCGGCGAGTACTGGGTCCCCAACTCCTGGAACACCACGTGGGGCGACCAGGGCTGGGGCTACCTCACCACCGCGGACCTGACGTGGCTGCTCGCGCAGCAGGGCGATGTCACCGTGCCCGCGCTGGTGTCAGCGCCGCAGCCGACGCCTATCCCGGTGCCGGCCGATCCGGACATGGCGATGGCGCTCGCCGCCCGCACCTGGCTCACCGCGAAGGGACTGTAGAGATGGCGCGTATGCCGGGGGCTGTGTATCGCCCTGTCGTGAACTGTCATCCGGATGGGGTGCGTGAGCATCGTGGGCTGGTCCTGCACGTCCAGGACGGCAACAACAGCCCCTACGGCTGGTTCAACAACCCGGCCTCGCAGTCCTCATCCGATTTCTGGGTCGGCAAGGACGGCACGATCGAGCAGTACGTCGACACCGGCGTCGACTACGCGTGGGCGCAGGCCGCGGGCAACCCGTACTACGCGTCGGTGGAGACCGAGGGCCACCCGGACGAGCCGCTCACCCCGGCGCAGGTCGAGGGCGTCGCCAAGATCTACGCCTGGGGCCACCAGGTGTTCGCGTGGCCGCTCGTCGTCGTCGACTCCACCAGCGCACACGGGCTGACCTGGCACGGCGTCGGCGGCACCACCTGGGGCGGACACACCGGCTGCCCCGGAGACCTACGTAAAGCGCAGCGGGGCGCGATCATCGCCCGCGCGACCAGCATCACCGAGGAGGACGACATGCCCACTGCCGACGAGATCGCCACGGCGGTGCTGAAGAAGGACGGGATCATCTCCGTCCCGGGCGCGCCCGCGACGAACCCGACGTGGACGCTGGCCAGCACCCAGACGGAGATCCTCAAGCGGATCGACGCGGTGCGCACGGCGGAGGCCGCACAGACCGCGGCCATCACCGCGCTGGCCGCGCTGGCCGGTTCCAAGGTGGACACGGCTGCCGTGGTGGCAGCGGTGAAGGCTGCCATCGCAGAAGCGGTGGTCAAGGTGTCGGTGGACGTCACCGGCCCGAAGGGAGCATGACCATGAAGGTCTTCGGCAGAGAGCCCGTCTACATCCTGGCCGTCATAGCGATCAGCCTGAAGCTGGCCGCCGCCTACGGCCTCAACGTCAGCGACGAGCAGCAGACCCTCATCAACACCGTCCTCGCCTGCCTCGTCGCCATCGTCTCCGCCATCGTCCTGAAGACGGGCGCCGTCGGCGCAGCCATCCTCCAGTTCGCGTCCGCGCTGCTGGCACTGTTCCTCGGCTTCGGCCTCAACCTGTCCGCACCCGAGCAGGCCGGATGGATGTCGCTCGTCGCCGCGGTCCTGGCTCTGTTCGAGCACCGTGAAGTGACCGCCCCGGTGTCGTCGCTGCGGGTGGAGCAGACCAGCCCGGTCAAGGCGGCATAGGTGTCGGGGCGGGCGGCACGCGCCTTCAGCGGACACCCCGGCGTCCGCGGCAGATTCCTCGTCTTCATGGGCGTGGGAAAGATCTGCTGGGGTGTCGGCCTGATCGTTGAGCCGCCCGCCACCGACGGGCTGCGGATGCTCACCGGTATCGCGCCGCTGCACTGCTGGGCCTGGGTGTGGATCCTTGCGGGGCTCGTCACTTTCGCCTCCGCGTGGATGCCGTTCACCCGCGATGTCCTCGGCTTCGTTGCCGCGTCGGTGCCGCCTGCGTTGTGGGCGTTCGCCTACGGGTGGGCGGGCCTGGTCGACGGGTACGCACGCGGGTTGTGGATCTTCGGCTGGTACATGACGTCGCACTGCGGGGTGATCTGGTGCGCATCTAGAGTTCCACCAGAGACCGGGGTGGTTGAGGGGAGACCCAGTTGAACGGTGCCTGGGGTATAGCGGGCGGGGCTCTCACCCTCATAGGTGTGGTCGTCACGGGGTGGCTGACCTATCGGGGCAGCCGTACAGCGGCGGCGATTGCGGCGGCGCCCGCGGCGAAGCAGCAGGATTTCGCTGTCCTTCAGGCGACGGTGGAGCGGGTCGACAAAGAGAACGGGTCGCTGCGGGAGCGGCAGTCGCGGCTGGAATCGCTGCTGCGGGCGTTCTCGTGGACGGCTGACAGGTGGGCTCGGCAGATGGGGCAGGCGGGGATTACTCCGGAGCCGCCGCATCCGCTGGTGGAGGAGTACAACCGCACCGGGGCGTGAGCCTTATGCGGCCTCGATGAGTTCGGTTTTCAGTGCGGCCGCCCACCCGGCGAGGAGCCGCTCGTATTCGGCGCGTCCCTCGCGTGTGAGCTGTACCCGGGGGTCTGTCCACAGTTCACGGATCGCGGCGTTCCAGTCGTCAGCAGACCGCACGGAACCAGGGCGCAGGGGGTTCGGGGTCATGCCCTGATTCTACGGGCGACCACCGACGTCAGCCCCCGGCGGGCACCGCGATCACGAAGACGCCCATCCCGCTGACCGTCTCGACGAGCCCCTCGTCCTTCAACACCTGCACGGCTTTGCGCAGCGTGTCCCGAGCGACCCCGTAGGTCTGCTCCAGCTCGACCAGGGACGGGATGCGCCGGCCGACAGGGATCGAGCCGTCACTGATCTGAGCGCGGAGTTGCGCGGCGATCTGCCGGTACGGCGGTACGGGCCCCTCGCGGTCGATGCTCATGATCCAGAAGCTAGGCGGGTGAACACGTCGCGCCATAGCTAGCCACGGGGGTAGTAGTGGGTAGTACGGTCTATACGGGTGAACAGAAAACCCCCGCGGCCGTGTCACCGGCCCGGGGCTTGGACGACTGGATGGAGTCGACATGCTTGAGCCTACGCACACCCCGGAGCTACGGACAGACCCGGCGGAACCCGAGGGCCGGTGCGACTACCACAAGGGCCCGTCGGCGACGGCCGTCATCGTTGACACGATCGAGCGCCAGAGCGCACCCCCGATACCGGTATGGGCCTGCGCGCCATGCCGTGAACAGCGGGGTCTGATCCCGCTCGCCGACCGATGGTGACGTGGACCCCGACACCGCCCCCGGCCCGCGGGCTGACGCGCGCGCAGTACTCCGGCTGGAACTGCTGCTGGTGCAACACCCGCCTGACCCGCGGCGCGAGGTCAGCCGGCCGGGCCGCCGGGATGAGCGGCGCGCATGACCTGAGTGTCGAGGTGTACGAGTGCGGGCCACGCTGCCGGATGCGGCCGCGGCGCCCTTCGCAGAACGGAGAGATCGAGTGAGCAAGATGAGCCTGCCCCGAGGCCGCATCTCGTCCTACTGCTGGGCCGAGCAGCCGAGCAGCAGCCTGCACTGCTGTCTGCCGATGGGGCATGCGGGCCTGCACTATCACCCGTACCGCAAGAGGAACTGGTAGAGACTCCCGGGCCCAAGGACGGCGGACTACTGGGCCCGGGTATGGCGGCCGTCCCTGTCGCCCCTGGTGGGGGCGGCCGCTCAGCGCACGAGGTCGGCGAGCGGGGTGTCGAGGGCCGCGGCAATGAGGAGCAGGTCCCCGTACTGCGGGTCACGGACCGCGGCTTCGTACCGCTGGATGCTCCGCCGGTCCAGGCCCGCGCGCTCGGCGAGCTGGTCCTGCGAGAGCCCAGCTTCGGCTCGGAGGGCGGCGATGCGGTGGCCGAGCTGGGTGCGGCGGGCGAGGACCCATTCGGGTTGGGGGTTGCGGCGGGTGGGCACGGGTAGACGCTGGGGGCATGATGATCACAGGTCAGTACCCAAGTGGTCGCCAAATTTTCGGGCTATCCGCCGCTTTCTGGACGGCCGTCCGTCTGTCGCAGGTTCACGGTTCGCCGTGAGCACCCCCCTGTGGCGGGCGGGCGGTCTTTATGCGCCCATTCAGTTCACTTGTCGTCCATGTGATCTGAACATTTTCTCCACAGGTACGTGACCGTGACACCTACCGGATGAGATCGTTAGGCCGTCTGACCGGGGCGGGGCGCAGTCCGCCTCCCCGGGTGGCGGCCCCGCCCCGGTTTGGACACAGCAGAGCCCCCGGCCGAATCGGCAACGGGGGCTCCGTCGTACCCCATGGGGAACGAATGGGGAATAGATCTTGTGCACCACCGTCAGATCAAGTCAACTACAGTCAACCTGGGTCAGCTAACCCGAGGTGAACCCCCAGCTCATTCCCCGGACCAGCCACAACACACCCCGTTCCAGCGACATCCTGTGTCAGTGAAGGGCAAAAGAGGGAAGCTCGCTGAACAGCGAAGACGAACCACCCAGAAGATCATCTGGGAGACGGGTGGGAAACGGCGGCATCCACAACCCCGCCGACACGACCTGCTTCTCCCACACCTCCTGAAGGTACTTCACGATCCGCTTCTCCATCGAGAGTGTCACCTCGCTGTACACGCCCTCCATGCCGGGCATCTCATGCCCCATGCGGGCCTCCTTTGCCACCGTCGCAACATCGGCCCCCGGCTCGTCCAGCAAAGCCTTGTGCCAGTGCCTCAGCCGGTAGATGTCCTGTCCTGCCATGTCCTCCACCGCCGGCAGCGCGCACTTCGCGTACCGCTCGAATCCGGCCCGCGGTTCGTGCTCTTTCCTGCCGTCCCTGATGGGGTACCAGTAGTTCTTCGTGAACCCCACGCCCAGCAGGTTCTTGCCCATGGGGGAGACGAACAGCCACGGCTTGTCATGGGAAACGAGCAGCTGTTCATGCAGGTCATGCAGGAATGGCGGAATCACGAGAGACCTGTAGCTGTCGTACTTCGGCAGCGCCAGCACCTGCTTGCCGGCCGCGTAATACGTCTGGTACTGCACCCGCAGGACGTACATTCCGTCGTAGCGTTTCTCGGCTTCTCGGCGCCGATCGCGGTCCGGGTCGGCGGCCGGCCAGTGGACGGACGTGAACCCGCGCTGCATGCCCTGGATTTCACCGGGCGGACGCATACCGGTGAAGGCGATGGTCCAGATGTACACCCAGCCTGCGTAGCCCCACACGTGGTAGGCGTTGACGGCCAGCTGGTGCACAGCCTCGATGGGCAGCTCGCCCTTGACACGGCGGGTCTGCTTCTTCTCGTATCGACCGCGCCCGCGTTGCTCAATGATCGGCGACTCGTCGCGCAGTTTGTACTTGAGGACGGCGTCGGTCATCAGCATCCGGAAGACGGACATGACGCTGTTCTTGTAGCTCTCCGAGTAGCGCCTCTTGAGGTGGGCTCGAAACAGGTCGCAGTCGACGGGCGTGACCTGGCCGACGGTCCAGGTGCGCCAGTACGGCTTGATGACGGCTTTGAGGATCGACTCGTACTTGTCGTTCGACCGGGCGGCCAGGTCGATGGTGGAGAACCACAGATCGCTGTACTCGGCCATGTTCATGTCGGCAGTCTTCGGCCGGTACTTGCCGTTGCGGACTTCGGATTCCCGGTCGAGCCCGTACTCGACGGCCTGTTGCTCGCTCTCGAACGGGATGCCCGGCTCGGGGCCGGATGCCTGCTCGTACTTCTTCTTCTTGGTTGGCTGGCCGTCGTCGTCGAGTCGGTACTCGCCGCCCCACCACTTCACGCGGATGCTGTTGCCGCGGTTCTCCACAGAAGGCATGCGCCCCCCCGGGGTTGTGAGTTGGACTGCGGATGGGCCGGCAGGCACCCCTACCGCCGGGCCTCCGCGTGTGGATTGCTCAGTCTGTCGTGCCGACGGGGCAGCCGCGGCAGGCTTTGCAATCCTGGCCCTGGCCTTTCATGAACCGCCTCACGCGCTCCTGAATCGCGCGGTCTTCGGTGGCCCTGGGGGTCAGGACGCATACTGTCTCGCCGTCGACGTGGGTCGGGTATCCAAGGAACGTGGACTGCGGCCCAAGATCTAGGTTGATGGCAAAACTCACCGGTCCCCCTTTTGTCGCCTGTGGGACCTCCCCGGGTGGACCGCCAGACTTACACGAGTGACCGGTGTGCAACAGAGCGTTGTTCAAGTTTCATTAGAGCCGGATGGTCACGATCCAATAACGGCGAAAAGGTTGTACGCCGATCGCCTCTGGTCAGCCGCCGTCGCTGATCTGACCCGTCTGTCGCAGCGCCTTGACGAACCGGTCGACGAAGTCGTCGACCTCCCCGATCGGCACCTTGGGCATCGCCCCGCGGGCTGCCTCGTAGGCAGCCTTGCGCGCCTCTTCCTCCGTGAGCTCCGGGGCGGCCGGCTGGTGCGGGGGGAACTCTGTGGCGAGAAACGGTTCGCCGCCGTCGGCGATCAGGATGCAGCTTCCGGTGACCCAGCCGAGCGCCTTGTCGACCTTGGCGTAGGTGAGCTCGCGAACCTCCAGCCCTTCCTCGACGCGCTTCCACGTGTTGCGGGTGACACCGGCTGCTGCCGCCGCCGCGTCACGCGACGGGTACTGCTCATGCCGGTGCGCCTTCACGCGGGTCGCGAGGCGGCCTAGATCGCGGGTTGCCATGTCGACATCTTGGCAGCACAGGCCAGTTCCAACCAGTTCCAACTAGGTAAACGGCCGGATTTCGCGACAGCCGAACCATCTCCAACCAGCATCGATGCGGCGACCGGGTTAACTCGGGTCACTTGCAACCATCAAAGGGTAGACAACCAGAGTCAACTAGGGTTAGTTTCTACTCATGCACCAACCGACGACCTTCGAGGTCGACGGGGACGCGATCCGCGAGGAGCGCATGCAAGCGGGCATGAGCCGCAAGGAGTTGGCCAGACAGGTGGGAACCAGCCGCCGCTACATCTGCCACCTCGAAAACGGCACCCGCCGGCATCCGTCGCCCGAGCTGTACATCGCGCTCCGCACCGCCCTCAAAGCGACTGACGAGCGCCTCCGGCGAACCCCTCCTCGCCCCACCGAGGACCCACCCCCACGCCACGAAAGGGACTGATCCGTGCCCACGGACAAGAGCAAGTACCACCAGCCGCAGCCTCCGGCTGACCCCAACCAGGAGTTCATGACCGTCCAGGAGACGGCGTTCGTCCTGCGCTGCGGAATGGCCTGGCTGCGCCAACTCCTGCGGGACTACCCGAACTTGTGCGGACGCAACGGCCACGGCCGCGGCGGAAAGATCGTCACCGACCGGGAGCAGCGCGCCGCGATCCACGCGATCCGCAGCGCAGGGGACCCGCGCCAGGGCCGCACGGTCGCTCGTCAGCGTCGCCGCCCGTCCGCACGCAAGCCGGCGCTCGCCGGTTCCTGACCCACCCCAGTACGCGCCGAAGGGCCGCCGGTTGCGACCCGACGACCCCCGACTCGGCGACAGCCCCACTCATTCCAGAAAGCGAGGCGTTCGCCTTGAACGCATCATCCCAGACCAGAGTTCAACCCCTTCACGAGGCGCCGGTCGCGCGGCCGGCCACCGTCCCCGCGGTGTTCCGCGCGGCGGCCCGCATTCTCGACGCGAACGGCCACTACCAGGGCGACTTCGTTCCCGACGCGTTCGACCGGGAGATGTGCGTGCCGCACTTCCTGCGGCCGATGTCGATCGTGGCGGCGCTGAAGTGCGCGACGACCGGGGACCCGCACCTGACGTCGCTGCTCGCGGACAACGCGATCGCGGTGCTGGCACTGCGGCTTGAGGTTGACGGGGAGGGTCCGCTGTTCGGCGGGATCTTCGACCTGGAGGCGCATGTCGACGGGTGGGGTGACCTGGAGGGTCGAACCGTCGAGTCGGTTGTCTCGGTGCTGGAGATGGCCGCGAACGAGGTGCCCGCGTGAGCGCCCCGGAGTCGCACGACCCGCTGGTCGTGAACACGCAGGACGGCAGTTGCTGGATGCGGCACGCGGTGACGTGTGGCGGGAAGGGCCTGTACGCGCTGGCCGGCACGGTGTCGGGGGCTCCGGACGTGGTGCTGTCGACGATGGCGGAGTTGGCGGAGCACGGGTTGGCGTCGGTGGCGTTCGCGCTGCCGATGCCGGTCGGTGTGGAGCCGCGCACGCTCGGCCAGGTCGAGGACGAGCTGACGGGCGTGAGCCTGTCCCTCTACGAGGAGCAGCTCGACACCGCACGGCTGCGGCTGGCGCTCGCTTCGGCGCAGCGGGGGCGGCGGGAGGCGCGTGCGCTCCGGGAGCTCACCGAGGAGAGCCGGAAGCGTTGGCGTGACGCGCTGCTCAAGGACCGGGGAGAGCTGGAGGGTCTGCGGGCTGAGGTCGCGGTGTTGCGTGAGGAGCGGCACTCGACGAACGAGTCGGTGTCGGAGGCGGCTGAGGCGCTGCGGGTGCAGCGGGACCGGCTCGCTGAGTTGGAGTCGACGAACGCCGCGCTTCGGGCCCGGCTTGCCGTGGTGGAGGGGCAGCGTGCGGCTCTGGCTGAGCGTCTGCGTGCCGGTCAGACGTGGCGGCAGGACCGGTTGGTCAGCGAGGACTCGGTCTCTCAGCCGGAGTTGCGCACCATCTTCGCGATTCCGCTGGCTGCTCCGTTGGACGGGATCACGCGGTTGGTCGCTCCGGTGCTGGCGTTGCGTGAGGAGCCGCCGCTGAAGGGCCGCGCCCGGCTGGACGAGTTGACGGTGGAGCGCGCCGAGGCGACGCATTGGAAGCGGCTCGGGCTGGAGGACCCGCACGAGTCGCCGCTGCACCGGACGGACCGTATCCCGCACGACCTGCCCCCGCTGGACGGTGCCCGATGACCGAGTCCCTTACCCAGCCGCAGGGTTGTGGCCGGTGCGGTGTCCCGGAGCGCGGGCACATGCAGCGCTGGAAGGACGGCTGGCACAAGTGGGTCGCCCCGTCGCAGGCGCAGGTGAAGGCCCGGATGCTGGCCCGCCGCGCGGCCCGGACGGGTGGTGCGTGATGACCCACACCCCCGCCGAGTGGGCGGCCGCCGTATCGCTGGGAGTGGGCGCGTGGGCGTCCTGCGCCTCGCTGCTCTACCTCCTCCACGACGCCGAGCTCACCGACTTCGACCCGCGGCCGCTGCTCGCCGCCGTCCGGGACCGGTTGCTCGTCGAGATCGTCCGCGCCCGCCACGCCATGCGGGACGCCGCGCTCACCGCGGCCGCCCTCCTCCTCATCCTCACCGTGCAACCGGAGGCATCCCGTGCCTGACCCCACCAACCAGCCGGTGTCCCGGCCGTGTGCCGAGTGCCCCACCCCGGTCCCCCGGGGGACGACGTACTGCTCGACCCGCTGCCGGAACGCGGGCGACGACCACAACGACTACGGGGGCGACCTCTGATGCAGATGCCGAACTGCGACTGCGCCGCGGTCGACGACAGCGACCACCTCCCCTCCTGCGCCCGCTACGACCAAGCCGTGGAGCTGGACATCGCGGACGAGGTTGCACTGGAGGACGGCTACCGGCCCGCGCGGCTGAAGGCCCTGATGCGGCACCCGTCCCGCGCGAAGAGCCGCAAGCACTTCGCGGCGCACCCGCTGCCGGTGCAGCAGGACAGGCGGACCGCATGAGTCGCCTCGCGCGTCGGCCCCGCGCCAACCACGCCAAGTCCGCATGGCAGGCCCGTACCGAGCCCGGTACCTGGGTCACCGTCAACGACTACCGGTCCAGCATCACCGCCCGCGACGTAGCCCGCAGGATCCGCACCGGCTACCCGATCGGTGACGCCGCCTATGGCACCCCGTACATGCCTGCGGAGGGGTTCGAGACGCGGATGGAGATGACCGACGACGCCATCCGGCTTCAGGTCCGCTTCACGACGCCGGTTCAGGGGGTTCGCCCGTGACCCACACCGTGACGGCCGGGACCATTACGGTCCCGGCCGCCGGCCCGGCCATCCGGGACGACCTCACCGCCGAGGAGTACCACGCCGACACGACGTCGGTCTCCTCGACCGGGCTCCGCGCCCTCCTCGACCCCGGCTGCCCCGCCCAGTTCCAGTACGACCGCCACCACCCGCAGCCGTCAAAGCGGGAGTTCGACCTCGGCAACGCCGTCCACGCCGCAGTCCTCGGCGAAGGCGCCGACATCGTCGAGATCAAAGCCACCGACTACAAGACCGTCGCCGCCCGCGCCGACAAACTCGCCGCCTACGAGGCAGGCAAGGTGCCGCTCCTGCCGAAGGAGAAGGAACAAGTCGACGCGATGGCTACGGCCATCCGCCGGCACCCGGAGGCGGGCCCGCTGTTCGCACCGGGCAACGGCGTCGCGGAGCGGTCGATCTACTGGACCGACCCGACGACCGGGGCCCGCGTCCGGGTCCGCCCGGACTGGCTGATCGTCCGGCCCGAGATCACGGTCGTCGTCGACCTGAAGACCACAACGGACGCGAACCCGACGGCGTGCAGCAAGGCCATCGCCTCCTACAGCTACCACCAGCAGGGCGCCCTCTACCTCGACGGCGTCGCCGCCGCAGGGCTCGCCCCGGAGGGGGCCCGGTTCGTCTTCGTCTTCATCTCGAAGAAGGCCCCATACCTGATCACGGTTCGTGAACTCGCCGACCAGGACCAGGACATCGGCCGCGCCCGCAACGAACGCGCCCTGCGCATCTACGCCGAGTGCGAGCGCACCGGCATCTGGCCCGACTGGACCGGGCCCGTCACCGAAATCCCCCAGATCGGAATGCCGAGCTGGGACACCCTCCGCCAAGCCGAGGAGTACCTGAGTTGAGCACCGAGATCGCCCCCCGCGACGAGCAGCAGGTCGTCGCCACCCAAGCCCCCGCCCTCCCGGAGGTCCAGCCGACCGCCGGAACCACCACCCTCGTCGCCTGGGCGCAAGAGGCCAACCTCGCCTACGACATGGCACAGAAGCTCGCCGCGACTTCGTTCGTCCCGCAGTCCCTGCGCGGCAAGCCCGGCGACATCGCCGCCGCGATCCTCGCCGGCTCCGAGCTCGGGCTGAAGCCGATGGCCACGCTGAAGAGCATCGACATCATCCAGGGCACCCCGGCCCTGAGGGCGCACGCCATGCGTGCCGTAATCCAGACGCAGGGTCACGACATCGAGCTCGTCGAGTCGACGGACACCCGCTGTGTGATGCGGGGCCGCCGTGCCGGATCGGAGGCGTGGCAGGAAGTCGAGTGGACTACCGACCGCGCCCGGATGATGGGGCTCCTCGGTAAGGACCAGTGGAAGAAGAACCCGAAGGGCATGCTCGTCGCCCGCGCGACGGGCGACGTCTGCCGCCTGATCGCGTCGGACGCTCTGCACGGAATGCCTTACGCCTCCGAGGAGTACGAGGGCTTCACGACCGGTCAGGTCCTCCCTGCGAGGGCGCCGCTGTCGGTGGCCGCGATCACCAATCCGCCGACGCCGGCCGGGGTGCAGCGGCCTCTGGCTGCCGAGGAGCAGACCTCGCCATCTGTTGAGGCTGAGTACAGCGTGGCCCGTGCCGACGAGCCCGAGGACGGGGTGTGGGACCACGCCGCGGCCAACGGGTCCACCGACTGGCCCGAGGCGACGCAGCCGGGCGGTGACGCGTGAACGGGCCGCAGCACTACCGCGAGGGCGAGCGGCACCTCAGCAGCGCATCGTTCCTCGACAAGCCGGGCGGCATGCCTGTCGACCCGGGCGCCTCACTCCACCACCTGATGTCGGCGCAGGCACACTTCGCCGCAGCGCAGGCCGCCGCGGCGGCTGCCCAGCTCACCGACCGGTACGTCGGCGACGGGCCCCACATCAACGAGTGGCGCGATGTCGTGGACTGGGTCGTGCCTGCCGAGATCGTGGACGACGACCCATGGGCAGCCCGGCACGCCGCCGAGTTCAAGCCGCGCATCCCCGGCAAGTCGTACTCGCCGCCGGTCGAGACCGCCCTGCGGAACCTCAACCGGGCCGGGCACGTCACGCCCGCCGACACGCTGGCCGCCGCGATCCCGGTCATCGCCGGACATGTCGCGGAAGCGCTCGTCGACGGCGAGAACGACGCCGTCCGCAAGTGGGCCCGCAGCGTCATCGACGAACTCCGCCGAGTCGGCCTCGACCTCGCTGGCCACGTCGAACGCCGAGCCGAAGACCTGCGGCCGGACATGCCGTTCAGCTACGACACCCCGCCCGGCTACAGCAACGACCCGCCGTTCTAACCCGCACGCAGGTGGCCGCCCCCGCGGGTATCGGGGGCGGCCGGTCCCAGCACACCACATCACTGGACGGAGAACCATCGTGAGTTGGCACCTTGGCCGACTGGCCGGATTTGATACGGAAACCACGGGCGTCGACGTCGAGTCGGATCGCATCGTCACCGCCTGCATCGTCGAGGTCGGCGGGAAGCAGCCGCCGCTCGCGGCGAATTGGCTGCTCAACCCGAACGTCGACATCCCGACGCAGGCCAGCGACATCCACGGCGTGACCACGGAGAAGGCGAAGGCCGAAGGCCAGGACGCCGCGGAGGGAATCGCCGAGTTGGTGGCCGGCCTGACTCAGATCGTCCTCGCGGGGACGCCGCTGGTCATCATGAACGCCCCCTTCGATCTGACGCTCCTCGACCGCGAGGCCCGCAGGTACGGGGTGCAGCCGCTGTCGGACGTCGTCGGCGACGAGCTGCGCGTGGTGGACCCCCGCACGATCGACAAGCGCCTGGACATGTACCGGCGTGGGAAGCGGACGCTGACCGACCTGTGCCGGCACTACAAGGTGACGTTGGACGGCGCGCACACCGCTGACGCGGACGCCATCGCGACGTGCCGGGTGGCCTGGCGGTTGGGGTGCGTCTTCCCGCAGCTCGCGGAGATGAGCCTCGACGACCTGCACAAAGCGCAGGCCGGATGGCATGACGAGTGGGCTGCCGACTTCCAGGCGCACCTGCGTGGCAAGGGTGAGACGGACGCGGTCATCGACGGTTCGTGGCCGCTGCGCTCGGTCGGGGGTGCGGCATGAGGTTCTTCCGCCGTTCCCGCCCCACCCCCGTCCCCGAGTCCGCGCGCATCGAGGCCCTGGTCGAGGACCGGGACGCGCTCGCCGCCGAGGCCAGAGCCACCGCGTCCGCGCTGCTGCGGGTGTCGAGCGAACTGTCCGACCTGAAGGACGTGGTGGCTGAGCACATCGTGACCGCTGGTCGTGCGGGCGCCGGGGTGGATGCGCAGTCGATGGCGGCTTCTCTGCTGCAGGCGTTCAAGGCGCGGGGTGTGGACCTGCGGATCGAGTTGGTTCGCTCAGAAGGGGCACGGCCGTGATCGATCCGCTGACTGTGGGCGCCACTGCCCTCATCGTCTGTCTGAGCCTGGCGTTTCTGATCCTGCGCCGTCTCGTGCAGCCTGCCGACGCCGTACCCAGCCGTGGCCGGCACCGGGCGCCGTGGCGGCTGCTCCGTCCGACCGAGGTGACGAGGCGCTGCCCGGCCGAGGACCGCAACACGATCCATGCCCGGACGCCGTGGCGCGGTGAGTTGATCTGCCGGTCGTGCAGTCACATCCACGGCGGTGCCCGATGACCACTGTCGTCGCCGTCTCCGCCGCTGTGATCGCCGCCTGCTACGCGGCCGCACTGATCGCTCTGGCCATCGCCATCGCGCAGAGCCCGCCGATCTGCGAGCCGGCCGAACTGTCCGCCGCAGACGAGGAGCTCGTCGCCGAGGCCGCAGCCCGCATGAAGCAGTACGGCGCCGCGGTCGCCGACTACTACGACACCGAGGGGACCCTGTGACCACCGCACCCACCCTCTTCGACACCGCCGCACCGGCCCTCCCGACCCCGCCCGTCCTGAAGAATCAGCCCCTCGTCGTCGGCCTCGACATCGCGCTCATCACCTCCGGCGTCGCAGGCCCCGGCTGGGCCGACCACTTCCGCACCACCGGACTGGCCGCCGAGGAACGCCTCACCCACATCGTCGAGACCGCGGCCACCTTCTACCGCAACGCCGACTTCGCCGTCATCGAGGGCGCCGCGTACTCGATGGCCAAGCAGGTCGGCCACGACGAGATGTCCGCCGCCCGCTGGATGATCCGCTGCGACCTCCACCGACGGGGCATCCCGTTCGCGGTCGTCACTCCCGACTCGCGCACCATCTACGCCACGGGCAAGGCCCGCCACAAAGATGCCGAGACCGGCCAGAAGCTGACCGCCAAGCAGGTCAAGGGGCTGGTCCGCATCGAGGCTTCGCTGCGGTACGGCGTCGAGTTCGCCGGGACTGCCCGGTACGACGAGGCCGACGCCTACGTGCTGATGGCGATGGGCATGGACTGGCTCGGCTACCCGCTCGCCGACGTGCCGGCCACCCACTCGCGGGCGCTGAAGGGCGTGGCCTGGCCGACGACCACCGTGGCGGTGGCGGCATGAACCAGCCCACCGACCCCACGTGCAAGCACGGCCACGCCTATCCCGAGAACCTCGCCTACCGGCCGAACGGCTGGCGTTACTGCCGGGCCTGCGCCCGTATCCGCAGCCGGACGTGGTTCGACGCCAACTACACGCCGGCCCAGCCCGACGAGGCCGCGATCCGCCGGGCCGCTGCCGGGGACCCGCCCAACCGGCTCAGCCCGAGGGAGCGGCGCGCCGCGATCCAGCGGCTCGACGCCTGGCAGCTCCCCGCCTCCGTCATCGCGGCGCGGGTGCGCTGCTCGAAGCGGACCGTCCACCGCGCCCGCACGAAAGGAGCGGCGGCATGAGCCACTACCAGGGCGCTACCCCGCGCGCCAAGGACTGGCGCGATGAAGCCGTCTGCCGCGACGAGGACCCCGACCTGTTCTTCCCCGCGGGCAGCGCCGGCCCCTACGCAGCCCAGATCGAGGAGGCGAAGAGCGTCTGCCGACGCTGCCCCGCCATCGACGCCTGCGGCCAGTGGGCACTCGACACCGGCCAGGAAACAGGCATCTGGGGCGGCACGTCCGAGGCCGAACGCCGCACCATCCTCCGCCGCCGCAAGGTCACCCGCATCAGCGTCGACGACTACACCGGCACCCCACGCACCGCCGCCACCGGCCGCACCTTCGAAGAGGTATGGGTAGCCGGAACCGACACAGACGGCGAACACCTGCGGTGGATCGGGCCCAAGGTCATCTACCGGCCCGACAACAAGAGCGTCACCCCGAACCGGCTCGCGTTCTACCTCGACCGCGGGCACTGGCCCGAGGGCGACGTCAAACGCACCTGCCAGGTCGACGGGTGTGTTCGGCCGGCGCATCTCGCGGACCGGCGGGAACGGGCGGAAGAGGCAGACCTGGCGGTCGCGGCGTGACCGGCCCGTGGCTCGGCCGCGATTGCACGCACTGGATCGGCGCCGAGCAACGCCACTGCAAGAGCACCGGCCGTGTCCGTCCGTTCCTGCCTGGCCCTCGCTGTCCGGCTCACACCCCGGCCGCTATGGCGGGGCAGCCCGAAGCACCGTCGACAGTCAGCCCGACGCCCAACTCGCACCCGCCGTCGCCGATCTCGGCGTCGCGGGTGGCGGATGACCGGGCGGTCGCGTCCGGGAAGCGCCGGTCGAATCCGGCGGTGTATCGGGCGGCGCAGGCCGCAGTGCAGAAGACCACCTGAATCGGCGGCCGAACCCCACGGCCCACCACTCCCAGACTGAAGGACAGCCCGCATGACCAGGAAGTACTCCAAACCGCTCGGCGACGCCGAACGCGCCGAACTCAGCGCCCATGCGGCCGGGTTGTACGTGGCCGGCTGCACCATCCGGTCCGTCGCTACACAGATCGGCCGCTCCTACGGCAGCACGCACGCCCTGCTGCTGGAGGCCGGGGTCACGCTCCGGCCCCGCAGCGGACGAACCCGGACGGAGACCGTCTGATGGGCCGCTGTCTCGCCGGTATCGGCGCCGGTCTCATCGCCGGGGCCGTGGCCGCAGTCTTCACCGCGTCGGAGCCGTGGTGGCTGATCGCGGGCGCCGTGGCCGCGGCCGTCGTCTGGTTCGGCCAACTCGGTGTTGAGGCCCTGGCCGACGCGCTCGATGACCTCTTCTGACCACTCACCCCAAGGACAACGACATGGGCATGTACCACTCCGCCTACTTCGCCTACGGCATCCGCATCCCCGACGTCGAGCCCGACCAGCTCGAAGAGGCCGACTTCCCCGACGGCGTCGGCTACCTGCTGGCAGGTAGCTACGACCGCGACATGACCTTCCTGACCACCACCTGCAAGGAAGCCGACCTCGGCGAGTTCGTCCAGGTGACGCCGCAGACGGTGACCGAGGAGCAGCGCGCCGAGTGGGACCAGGCGCTGCGTACCGCTGCTGTCCGGGTCGGCGTGGAGGCCGAGTCCGAGCCGGGCTGGTTCGTCGTCCCCGACATGTCCTGAGACCACCTGACCGGCGGCCGATCCCCCGGAGCCCCCACTCCGCGGCCGCCACCCGGGCGCGGGAGGCACCCACCCCCCCCACCCGCGCCCCCCCCCCCCAACCACGCCCCGCGGACCCCATGCCCGTACAGCCCACCCTCGACGGCACCCTCCCCGCACCCGCGTCCGACTACCCGACCTGGGTGGACGAAGTCCGGCCCGCGTTCGTGGCCGCGGCCCGGACCGGCCGACTGTTCACCAGCTACGAGATCGCCAAGGACAACGAACTCCCCGAACCCCCGAACCCGCGCGCCGACTGGGGAAACCTCGTGCTCTCCCTCGTCCGCGATCGGCTGATCGAGCACGTGACGTTCGACCGCTCCAGCCGGCCGACCGGTGAACGGTCCGCGGTCGCGGTATGGCGCGGCACCCGTGCGGCACAGGCCGGGAGGGTCGCCTGATGGCCCGCTCCATCGGCATGGCCGCCGACGCCACCGTCTTCCGCGCCGTCATCACCAAGCAGCACCACGACGGCACCACGGTCACCGACTACGAGGGCCCCTACGGCTCCATCGGCGCCGCCCGCGCACGGGTCTCGTTCTGGACCAACTACATGGCCGTGGTCGACGAGGAGACGTTCGAGCCGACCGGAGAGAGCCGGGCTTCCGGCTACGTCGAACAGGGCTCCGTCGCTTGGAAGCGCGCCTGACCACAGCACGAAGGCCCCGCACACGGCGGGGCCCGGAGGAGAGGAGGAGACGGTGTCAGGACTCGGAGGCGCGTTGCTCCTCGACCTCGCGAACCAGTCGGCGAACGTGCTCGCGCGTCAGCCCAGTGATGGCGACGACCTCGCCTTGCTTCACGCCGGCGTGGATGGCGTCGGTCATGGCGATGGCAAGGGCGTTGCGCGCCGCCGTGGCGCGGTCCTCAGCCGTCTTCTTGGCGCGCACGGCCTTCCGCAGCACGGCGACGGTCTCCTCGGTGGCGGGCATGCCGACATGTTCGCACATTCAGGTGGCCACATGGAAGCCCGCCCTTACCCGACCGGGAAAGATACTCACATGTGGCCACATCTATGTGGCATCATGGATGTGTGCGAGGCCGTCGTGACGGACGGGATCAAACGCGCTCCCTCGCTGCGCTCAGTCACAAGCCACTCACCCCACCTGACCAGCAAGGACAGCCAGTGACAGAGATCGTGCAGGTATCCGCCCCCGAGGAGGCTCACGGCCGCGCCGACCGCATCCGCTCCGGCATGCGAGTCCTCGCCGAATGGCAGACGGACGTCATCGCCGCCTACGCCGCCCGCGACTGGGAGGCACTCGGCTACGAGACCTGGGACACGTACCTCGACGGCGAGTACGGCGAGCACCGCATCCAACTCCCGCGCGAACAGCGCCGCGAGATCGTCGCCGGGATGTCCGCCGCAGGGATGTCGACCCGCGCCATCGGGTCGGCCGTCGGCTCATCCCACATGACGGTGCAACGCGACCTCGACGAGCCGTCTGTAACAGATGTTCCAGTCGACGAGTCGCGAACCGTGCTCTCCCTCGACGGTCGCGAGCGCCCTGCCTCCCGCCCCGCTCCCGAGCCGAACATCTGGGTTGGGCCGGGCGCGGACGAGGTCGTCGACGCCGAACTCGTCGATGAACCCGCGCGCTCCGAGCCACCGAAACCGAAGCGGCCACCGCTCGACAAGACGTTCGCGTCCGCCCAGTACGACCTCACCAAAGCCAGCAACCGCCTCGCGGCCATCACCGCCGACGACCGGTTCCCACGCCACCGTCACATGGTCCACGGCCGGATGACGGAACTCATGATCTCCCTGGAGCAGGTCGCCGCACTCATCAACGCAGCCGACCTGCCGTCCAAGGAAGACGAATCGCTCCGCCAATGGTGGGCGGAGCGACTCAACACCATCAGCAATGTCCTGGTCGACATCGCCAACAACCTCAGCTAGGAGACACATCAAATGTACGACCTCTTCAGCGAGAACAACACCGCGCCCAAGCCGATGGCAGTCCCCGTGGAACTGGCCGTTCAGTGGCTGAAGCTCAGCGTGCACGCCGGTCCCCAACTCGTCATGGTCACGCCCGAACTCGCGGCCGAGCTGCTGAACCTGAACGTCGAGAACCGCACCATCCGTCAGACCAACGTCGACAAGATCGCCCGCGACATGACCCAGGGGCGTTGGAAGGACAACGGCGACACCATCCGTTTCTCCGACGAGCCAGCCCTCCTTGACGGCCAGCACCGGCTCCTTGCCGTCGTCAAGACCGATCTCCCGATCCCGCTGTGGATTCGCTCCGGACTCGACAAGAAGACACGGTCCACGATGGACACCGGCGCGCGTCGCACCGCCGGAGACGCCCTCAAGTTCGCCGGCGTCGGCAATGGCAAGAACGTCGCAGCTGTCATCCGTAAGGTCCTCATGTGGAACATGGGGGACAAGAAGCTGTCCTCCAACCTGACGATCTCCAACGCCGAGATCGAGGATGCCTTCCAGGCTGACGCTCTCGCGTTCCAGCGGTCCGCCGACATCGGAACGCGCACGTACGGCGGGTTCGGGTTCCTGCCCGCGTCCGTCATCGGGACGGCCCACTACCTCACATACAAGATCGACTCGGCGACCTGTGGCGAGTTCTTCGACCGCCTCGGCAGCGGTCTGATGCTCACCGCCAGCAGTCCCGTCTACGCCCTTCGCAAGAAGGCTGAGATCGACAAGAAGAACAAGGTGGAAGTCCCCGACGGCGTCAAGCTCAGCATGATCTTCCTCGCGTGGAACAAGGTCCGCAAGGGTGAGCCGCTGACCGCGATCCGCCTCAAGTCGCCCACCACCAGCGAAGTCATCTACCACGAGCCCAAGTAGCCCCACCCGCGGGGCCGCTCTCGGGCGGCCCCGCTCCTCTCCGCAGATCAGCACGACCGAGAGAAGGACCGTTGAGCCTCGACGCGCAGGACTGGGTATGGGAGCACTCCGCTTCCAAGAACACGGCACGCCTCGTGCTCCTCGCCATCGCTGACAAGGCGAGCGGACCCGACGTCTCCGCGTACGCCGGAAGCACCTTCCTGATGCGACGGTCCAACGCGTCCCGCACCGCCGTCATCAAGGCCGTCGACACCCTCCTCGATCTCGGTGAACTGGAGATCGTCTTGGGCGTCACGGGACCGCACGGAGAGACCCGCTACAGGCTTCCCTGCGCCAAGGGCCACACCCGCAAGGGGGGTACGGATTCCGTACCGGTACGGAATCCGTACCGGTCAGAAAAGAAGACCCCGGGGGGTGCGGAATCCGTACCGGGGGGGTCCGGAATCCGTACCGGTAGGGGTCCACAATCCGTACCCCATAACGCAGTTAACACAGAGACACCAGAAGGAACACAAAAGGAGGGGGCTGAGGACCGTCCGAACGTGGCCCCGCGCGGTCGCCGCGCGCCGGAGCCTGACGGCCTCACCCCGATCGAGACAGCCGGCTTCGAGCTCACCGACCCGATGCGCGGATGGGCGCTGCGCACCTTCGGCCCCGGCCTCGACCTCGACTACGAGACCGCCCAGTTCGTCGACCACTTCCGCGCCCAAAACGTCCGCCGCCCCAACTGGCCGACCGAATGGCAGAAGTGGATCCGCCGCTCCGCGAAGTTCGCGTCCGAGCGCGCCAACCGCCCCAGCACCAACGTCGTGCCCTTCGCCCAACCCCGCCCCTCCACCACCGACGCCCGCGTCCAGGCCGCCCTCGACCTCGGCCGCCAGATGCAAGCCGAACACGACGCAGCTCAAGCCGCCGCACACCGGGAGGCCCAGTGATCACCTTCGAAGACGCCTCAACACTCCTCGGCCTCGCCGCCGCCCGCGACCAACGCACCGTCGGACGCGCCGACATCCTCGCCTGGCAAGCCGACCTCTCCGCCGCCGGACTCACCCGCACCGACGCCGAGACCGCGCTGACCGCCTTCTACCAGGAGATGGCAGCCCGCCAGCCGCAGGACCGCTTCCGGGTCACGGCCGTTGACCTGATCGACATCGCGAAGCGGGCCCGCCGCGAACGCGTCGCCAACCTCCGCTACGACGGCGACCCCGACGAAACCCCGCAGCAGTACCTCAACCGGCTCCGCGCCCGCACCGCTGCCCTCGCCGACGGCCGTATCGGACCGGACACCGGGCTCCGCGCCCTCGGCCCCGGCACCCCGGACCCGCGGCTGATGCGTGAACTCACCGCCGTCGGACACGACGTACCCGGCGACGACACCACCGGCACCCGCCGGCCGGTACGCGTCGGCCCGCTCACCGTCGCCTGCCCTGCCTGCCAGGCGCCCCTCGGACGCCACTGCCGCAGCAACGGCAGCCCCCGCACCGTCGCCCACGCCGCACGCCGCCGCGCAGCACGCGACGCCCACGACCTGCCCCGCGAAGACACCGACCAGATCACCGCCCGCAAAGAAGCCGCCGCCGCCTACCTCGGCCAGCTCACGCCCGAGGAACGCGCCCAGATGGAGGCATTCCAGAGCCAACTCCGCGAGACCGAGGCCCAGTGACCAACCCGCCGGAGTGGGCCATCCGCTGCCCCTGGTGCGGAGCCCGCCCCGGCACCCGCTGCACCAGCCCCCGCGGCCGAAAGCTCACCATCCCCAGCCACGACGCCCGCATCACCGAATGGACCACCCAGGAGGAACCGTGCACGACATCCCCGCCGCCGCCCTCACCACCATCCACGCCGCCCTCGAAGACGCCGAACGCCTCCACGAAGACCACGACCACACCACCCGGCGCGTGGCCCAGTACCTGATCAGCAGCGGCTACCAGATCACCCCCGACATCAACCAGCCGGCCGCCGCCTGACCTGCCAACACGCCACCCCAACAACACCCACCGCGCCCACACCACACCGCCACTCACACCAGGAGAACACCCCATGACCAGCACCGATACCCGCACCGCCTGCACCCTCTGCGACACCGTCAAGCCCGACAACCGCGCACTCCGCGACCACGTCCTCAACGTCCACCCCGACCAGCACTGCGGCCTCTACCACCAGCAGCCCTGCCAACACGACCGCCGCGAGCGCTACATGGCCGCCCTGCTGGAGGCCGACACCTACGCGCAGCTCGAACGACGCGACGACCGGGCCCGCCTCGCCGACGCCGTCATCGCCGTAGCCGACGCCGAGGTCCCCACCGCGTTCCGCGTCGCCGCCGACATCGCCGAGAGCCTGCGCCAGTTCGAGCCCGCCACCGGGGCGAGGAAGGCGGCGCAGATCTCCGAGAACGTCGGCATCCTCCGCGTCGCCGCCGCGCTCCGCCAACTGGCCGACGGACAGCCGACCGTCGAACTCCCCGGCGGCTTCAAGCGCACGACCGCCGTGACCGTCGACTGCGCGGCCTGCGGCTACCACTTCGGCGAGACCGAGTTCATCCACGCCTTCGACTCAGTCGAGGAAGCGACGGACACCGTCGTCGGCGCTGGCTGGGACGAGCTCCGGGACGGCCGCGTCGTCTGCGAGGACCAGGACGAGAAGCACCAGGCGCTGCGCAGCGAGGTCGGCGTGGTCAACGACTCCGACGAAGCCTGACCGCCGCCTGCATCCGTTTCCGCCCGTTGACCCCCACCCCCGCACCACCACACCCCTGAAAGGCCAGGCCATGACCACCGCCGCTCGCACCCACACCCCCGACGTGATCACCCACGGCGAAGACGGCCAGTCCGTCACCCGCACCGTCAAGCTCAAGCGCGCCTGCAACGGCTGCGGCCAACTCCTCGGCGACGTCGACGGCCGAGACGTCGACGGGCACGGCAACCTCACCGACGTCCGCACCGAGTGCTCCCGCTGCGCCCCGCTCGTCGAGCTGGAGGCCGCGGGCTGCAAGACGTGGCAGCTCACCCCCCGCAACATCGCCGCGATCGACGACCTCGTCGACCACGACGGCCACTACGCCAAGGGCTACTTCGAATCCGTCGACGGCAAGACCACCTGCGTCGGCCTCCGGATCGGCAGCGGAGAGCACCGCATCGTCGCCCGCTACGGCGACCACCTGATCCGCCGCCCCGACGGCACCTGGACCGTCCACGAGGCGCCGCAGCCCGCTGTCTGACCGTCTGCCGCGGCTACCCGGACACGGGACACCCGACAGACCCCGCCCACACCCCTGACCCGCCGACCAACACGGAGATGACCATGACCACCGACCACACGCCCCTCACCGAGCAGCAGCTCGACAGCTACGCCGAACTCGCCATCACCGCCAACCATGACGGCCTCAAGGTTGATCCGACCATCGTCACGACCCTCGTCGACGAAGTCCGGCGACTGCAGTACCAGCGCCGCTACCTGATCGGCCAGATCGCACGGCAGGGCGCAGCGTCCGGTGACGCCGACCGGAAGCTGCACGAGTTCCTCGCCACCCCCGGCGACGAGACCGCCCCCACCCCGACACCGCTCACCGACGTCCGCGCCCCCGCGGACAGCCGCGAGCCGCTGCTGTGGAACGACGCTTCCGGCAACCTCCTCACGATCCACCCCGACTGCGTGGACGACGAAGACCGGCCCACTGTCGCACTGCAAGTACGGGACGTGATCTCGGAGTCCTGCTTCCACGTCCCGCAGACCGAGGCGCTCCGCCTCGCCGCCGATCTGTGCGCGGCTGCCGGATTCCGTGACGCCTCGGAGTGGCTCCTCGCGGGCGCCGTCAGCCCCACCCCGTGACCACCCGCAGCACGGCCGGCCCTGTTGATGCCAGGGCCGGCCGCCCGCCCATCCCACCACAGCCCCCGACTTGGAGTCCGCATGACCGACACCACCAACCCACAGGCCGACCGGCGCTTCTGGGCCAAGGCCATACCCGCCAACCAAATCCACGATGGCGTCCCGTGCATCGAGTGGACTGGAGCCGTCGACCGCGATGGCTACGGGCGCTTCGGCCGCTCGGGGCTCGCGCACCGGTGGGCCTTCATCTGGGCGAACGGGCCGGACTCGATCCCAACGAACACCGAGTTGGACCACCTGTGCCGCAATCGGTCCTGTGTCGCCCCGGCGCACCTGGAGGCCGTCTCGCACCGCGAGAACCTGATGCGGAGCGGCGGCGTGACGGCCCAGTGCGCGGCCAAGACGCACTGCGTGAACGGACACCCGTTCTCCGTCGAGAACACGCTTCTCAGGCCGGATGGCAGTCGGAAGTGCCGCACCTGCAAGCGGGAGTGTGACCGACGGCGGGGAGCCCGCCTCCGCAGCCCCGCCGCCGTAGCCCAGCCCGACGGGGAGGCCTGACCCATGGCCGACAGCTCCGACACCCTCCGAGCCCAGATCCAGGCTGCAGTCAAAGCCTCGGGCCTCAAGCAGATCTGGATCGCCGAGCGGCTCGGCGTGAGCCAGAAGCACCTCAGCCAGATGCTGCTCGGCCGCGTCGTTCTCACCCTCGACTGGGCGCAGCGCATCGCTTCTGTGTGTGGCCATCGGGTCACTGTCACCGTCGCGCCTGTAGAGCACCACGACGATTGCCCCGCCTGCGCCCGGGCGAAGGCCGCCTCGTGACCGCGCTGCTCTTCGTCGAGGTGATCGACACCGCGGCCAGCCTCCTCGACGCGATCCTCGACGCGGTCCTCGCCTGGATCGTGGCCGCCGCGTTCGTGGTCACGGTCTGCCTGTACACGGCGATCCTCACCGGAGCGTGGGCGACACGGCGGGCATGGCGGGCCCTGACGGGGCCTCTGGTGGACGAACAGGCCCCGCAGGCACCCGAACCCATCCCGACCCCTACGAAGCCCACAGCGCCCTCCTGGGGCCGTGCAGACAAGGAAGCCGCATGACCACCCGACTCACCTGGATCCCCGACAACGGCCAACCAGAGACCCTCACAGCCGACATCCCCGAAGGACTCCTCCAGCAGATGCGCGACCTCATCGGCACAGCGGAATGGGCCAACAGCGAAGCCGTCATGTGGATCAACTGCCGAGGGAGCAACGAGCCGATGACGAACCGGCTGTTCCGCCTCTCCCGTATCACCGCTCTCGAACCCGAGCCCACCGCGTGACCCGCGTCGACTGGGGCTGGACCCTCGCCGTCACCGTCATCGTCGCCCCGTTCGCCTACTGCGCCCTCACCACCATCCGACACACCTGGCACGCACTCACACACCGCAACCGGAGGCAGCGATGACCGACCGTCACACCGCCGACTCGATCAACGACAACGACCTCGACCAGCTCTACACCGACCTCGCCCACGCCCAAGCCGAAGCCGCCCGCTGGGCCGAAGCCGAGTCAGCAGACGTCGCCGCCGGCTCCTACGCCGGACGCGTCGAAGAACTCCAAACCGTCATCGACCGCGTGCGCGCGCTGCACCGGCGCAACGAGCACACCGGTACCTGCGAGCACTGCTCCGCCCGCGACTACCCGGACTACGCGGTGTCGTACCCGTGCGACACGATCCGCGCGCTGGATCAGGAGCACCGATGACCGAGCCGACCCCCGCCGCTGAAGCGCTCCTCGCCGCGTTCGACGCCACGCAGCTCGCCGAGATGCACGCCGCCACTTGCGCCCGGATCAAACGCGTCCGGGCGCTGCACCAGCGGGAGTACGAGACGTGCACGTGGTGCTCGACGAACGACCGGTACCAGGAGTGGCCGTGCCCGACAGTGGCCGCACTCGACGGACAGGAGCAGCCGTGACGACGGACTGGATCATCGCCACCGCCATCTGCTGGACCTGGGCTGCTGTGGCCGTGTGGGCACTCGGTCGAGCACGCAAAGCCCGCCTTGCCCTGCGGTCAGGCGAACGCTGCGGCGCGGAGAAGCCCGCGTTCTTCGAGCACGGCCAGTCCACCGAGTGCGTGCTCCGGCCCCAGCACAGCGGCAGCCACCTGGACGAGCACGGAACTCGCTGGCGGTACCTGCCGATGGCGGCGAAGGATGGCGACGTGTGCGCGGCATACCGACTGCCGACCACGACCGAGGACAGCGGGCTGTGCGCGCGCTGCGGGATGTCTGACTACAAGCATCGGGAGCCGCGTCATGCCTGATCTGCACGGCTGGATCACCCAACGCGTCAACGAGACCGAAGCCACCGCCCGCGCCTGCACCGCCACGGACTGGCGCCACGTCTTCGACGGGGTCATCGTCGACCGCGACACCGACGGCTGGCAGTCCGCACCCGACCAAGCCCGCATCGCCTCGATCGCCTACGAGCGGATCTACTGGAGCACCACACCGCCGCACTCCCCGGACGCCGACCACATCGTCACCCACGACCCGGACAACGTGCTGCTCCGCTGCGAAGCCGACCGCCGCATCCTCAACCGCCACCACCTCGACCCCAGCAACTACTACGAACCGGCCTGCCACGGCTGCGGCACCTACGGATACGCCGACCTCTCCAACGTCGACAACCTCAACGAGTGCCCGGAACTCCTCGACCTCGCCCACGCCCACGGCATCACACCCGAGATCCTCGCCACCCTCGACCAACCCGAGACCCCGCCCCGACCGGAGCGAGCCGACGGAGGGCGCGGCTTCCAGATGCCGTCCGCTGTCCAGGAGGCGATGGTGCGTCTCGCGATGACCAGCGTCCCGCCCGGACTGCGCGGCCCCAACTGGAAACCGTGACCGTGGACAGCGCTGCGCCCCGCCTCATCCCCCGAGGCGGGGCGCAGCCGCATGCCGGCTACTCCGCCGGGTCTTCGCTCGCGTGCCGGACCGCCTTCTTCACAGCCATCTCGACGGACATCCGGTTCTCCCCGGTCGCCGTCGCGTGTGCGGTGATCGCGGCCTGCACCTTCGCGGCCGCGCGCCGCCACTTCCGCCACTGCTCCTCATACGGCGGCCCGGCCAGGCCTGCCATCGCAGCCCGCTCGGCCTCAGCCTGACGTTCGAGGTTGATCAGATCATCGGGGAGGTCCACGCGGTGATCATAAACGGGCATGGATGAGCCCCCACCACGGCACGCGGCAGGGGCTCGGGTGGGGTGTCAGCCCCAGGCGGTATCACTCACGGACGCCACTCCTCCCGGAAGCCCTCGCGGTCCGCATAGGGCAGGGCGAGTAGGCGGAGCGTCGGGCAGGGCCACGACTGCTCGGGGAACTGGTGGTTCGGCTCGCAGGAGCGGCACACGGTGCTCGTGTCGAAGTGCTGCGCACCGCCTCCGCCGCGAAGGGTGGCTCGTCCGTGCAACTTCACGATCTGCCGCTTCGCTTCGATCTCGCGCAGCACCCGAGCTGGATCATGCTCGGCGATGAACGCGGCCAACTGGACCCCTTCCACAGTGAGGCCGCGCCAGTGCTTGTCCCGCTCGTAGGGGGTGTGGAACTCGGGCGGCCACATACAGACCAGCTCCGCGTCCGTCCACTCCGGATCATCCCCCGGACCCTGGTGCCAGTCGTGAGGGACGCGCACGGCCCGCGTGATCCGTTCGTCCTTGTCGAGCTGCTCGCCGAGCCACTGCACCAGATCCACGCCGCTCACCCCTACAGGTCGTTCCGCTGAAGATCAAAGAACATCGTCACCGGATCCTCCGCGCGCAACGTCTCGCACGCGTCCTTCAACACCCGCTGATACAGCGTCTGCCGGGTGTCCCCGCGCTTCGCCGCCACCGTCCCCGTCACGGTGTTCGCCATGACCCCCAGCTCGCCCTCCCGCCGGAACTGGAGGGTGATCACGAAGTGGTACTCGTTCCTCGCCACGCCTACTCCTCTGCCTTCTTCACCCTCGGCCGGTTCTTCCCCGACCCCGAGTAGCCCTTCACGATGTCCTGCACCGTGCTGAAGCTGACGTCCAAGTCGGCGCCCACGGTGCGCAGCGACGCACCCGGCCGCGCGAGCAGCTCCTGCACCGCCTCTTGCCGCGCCTCCTTGAGCGACTTGTTCTGACCCGGCAGCGCCTTCAGCACCTCGCCCAAGGCGCGCGCTCTCTCGGCTGGGTCCGCGATCTCCTTCAGCGCGTCGATGGCATCGAACACCCGCTGCGCCTCCTCGGTCACACCCGACCCCTTCTCTTGGGCGGGCCACTGGCCAAAGTGTAGGGGGTTCCCCTACAGTGCTGGAAGTGGCACCACGCTACTAAGCACAAAGCCCCCGGCCCGGCGCTGCGAACGCCATATGGGCCGGGGGCGGACCCACCCACAACCACGACGAAGGAGCAGGTCCTATGGGACACGCTACCCACCAGCCCCACCAGCAGCCCACCCCCAGCGCGGACGCGCTCGCCGAGGCCGACCAGCTCACCCGCCTCGCCGGCCTCCTCTACGCCAACGCCGCGGCCGACGCCGAAGCAGCGGGCAACGAGACCCGCGCCCGGGAGCTGTGGCAGCTCGCCGACCAGAACCTCGCGGCGGCAGCGGCATGAGCCAGCAGCCCACCACCGAGCCGTGGCCTGAGACGACGATCGCCCGCTACCTCACCGTCGCAGGCGCCCACGTCGACATCTGGTACGACACCGGCACCCTCCGCACCCGGTGCAGCGGCGAGCACTGCTCCTGGACCGTGCACAAGTCGACCCGCGTCTTCTACA